ATGAACAGTCATCCTATCATCAACTCATTTTCATCTTTTATTTGGAGTATTCGTGAGGACAGAAAGTACACGCTTCGGCAGATGGCGGAAGCATTGAAGGTTTCCCCCGCATACTACAGCGACGTTGAGAAGGGTCGCCGGAACCCATTGAGCCTCGAAAAGCTGGAACAATTTGCAGAAATCACCGCGATGAGCGAAGAGGAAAAGCGCACCATGTTCGACCTGGCCGGAAAGGATCGAAGCGAGGTTGCACCGGATTTGCCGGAATACATCATGCAGAGAGATTATGTGAGTGCGGCATTGCGCACCGCGCGCGACCTGGGCGCTGATCGGAAGGATTGGGAGGCCTTCGTCGCGGATTTGAAAAGACGAAAGGGGTAATCGATCGGATGCTGAATCCCAAACTGCGATACGACAAACATCGCGTCCCCATCCTGGGCAAGGAGGACATCGATGCACTTGGCGAAGCGCTTGTGCGAGATTTCAACCCCGAGGCCATGACGGAACCGTCACCGCTGGACGTAGATCGTTTTGTGTGCGAATACCTCGGCTTGATTCAAGACTTCGCGTACCTGTCGAATGATGGACGGTATCTCGGCATGACGGTATTCAATGATACCAATCGCGTGATCGTCTTTGATCCCGAAAGGGACGAGGCGAACTACATGCCCGCGCGAGCCGGGACGGTCATCATCGACAACACCCTGCTCGAAACGGGCAAGGAACGCCGCTACCGCTTTACGATGGGTCATGAAGGCGGGCACGGCATCCTTCATACGAAGTTTTTCGCCTTCGCTCCCGATTGGACAGGCTTTGAAGATATTGAACACGAGCCGGTCATTCAATGCCGCGCGGACAGTCCGAGTATCCTACGCCGCAAGAGCATAGCGCAATGGACACCGGAGGATCGGATGGAGTGGCAGGCCAACCGCTTTTCCTCAGCGCTCCTGATGCCCCGTTCCATGGTGTACAAGCTCGTGCGTTCTCTCCCGCAGGAAAAGAGCGTTGAATTTGACATCATGGCGATTTTGGCTGTGGCGGACACCTTCGATGTGTCCAACGAAGCCGCGCAGTACCGTCTATTGGATTTCGACCTGATACGGAGTCGCGCGCCAATCCAGACGCTGCAGGATTTTTCAGACGCCATGTGATGCGTCTCCCCAAGCATGCGGGGCAATCCCCGCTTTTTTTGCACGAAGATTGTATGCTAGTGCGCTTACATGCGCGCTTTACGGATATACGGAATTCCGGCGTTTTTTGAACCTGCAACTATGTGATATACGAAGGGGGGGCGCGCAATTCATGTCACCAAAGGAGATCTTATGTCCATGGTGCGCCAAAGGGACTGTATTGGTCGAAGGCAGCGGCGAAGTACGCGTATCCTGCTGCTGCCGGGTCTGTGGTCGATTTTTCAAGGTTGATGCGAAAACAATGACCGTGACTCGAGGGTCGGCCCTCAGAAAATCGGGATCGACGTGCAAAGCGCGCTATACGCGCGCGAAGTAAGTGAAGCCTACAATTGAATAACCAAAGACCTTATCCGCACACGCGATACTACCCGCTATGGCCGCGTGGCCGGGAAGGCGATCGTTTTGCTGACTGAGTCACTTTGGGCCATGAACCGGGGGTTCATGTAGCTACACCAGACCGGAGTAAAGCCGTAATTGGCTTGCTCCGGTTTTTTATGGTCTGACGGCTTTGCTCCACCCACGAAAGGAGCAGAGCCGGATGAAGTACACGTACAGGTATGTCACGGGAGAATCTGTTGAAATCGAAGTGTCCGCGGAGTTGGAGGCGCTTTTGAAAAATGAGGATCGGCTGGAATACAACAACGATCATGCCAACACGAGGCGGCATGTACACTTGGACTTTAATAAAGAAACAGGCGCGGACTGGCTGATTGTTGAGGATGAGGGCTATCAAGCCTTGTTTGCAGATGAACCCGACGAAGAGCGCCTTATCAGAGCCATAGAGCAGCTTACTCCGAAGCAGCAGGCATTGCTCCGGGCACTTTTCTGGAGCGGCGTATCCGTAAGCGGATATGCGAAGCAGACGGGTGTTTCTCAGCCTGCGGTTTCGCAGCAATTGGCTACCGCTCTAAAAAAACTGAAAGAAATTTTCTAACCGACCTTATATTCCGCCTTTTTCGAGGACGGTAGGTGGAGGGACCAAGAAATCCACCCTCCGGAAAGGATGGAATCCCATATGAGACACAGCATCCGAATCGACCTGAAAGGCCGTGATCCAACCGGCCCGATCTTGGAATGCCGGACGCGCCCGCTGTCTGCATGGTTGTGGCGGCTGCTTTTCGGGAAGCGGTACAGCGTCGTGGTGCTCATGCTGGGCGGCTCGGTGGATTCGGTGAACATCGTCGAGCAGCCGGAAGCGGTGACGCCATGAAGACAACCGAGAAAGGAGTTCCTCCTGTTCGGACGCAGCTTTACGAACATCAGAAGAAGGCGCTCTCATGGGCATTGCGGTTGTTTGAGCCGCGCGAAGGTGGTGATGCTTTCCCCTCCACGACGGGCGCAGGCTGCGCCTTGCTCATGGAGATGTAGCTGGGCACGGGCAAAACACTGACCTCCATCGCCATCACCGGTACGCTCTGGCAACAAGGCCGCATCCAATGCCTGCTGATCGTCGCACCGCTGTCCATCCTGGGCGTGTGGCAGGACGAGTTTCAGAAATTTGCCGCCTTCGACTACTCCCTGGCCGTACTTGAAGGCGCTACCGCCCGGAAGGTCGATACCATCCGGCACATGACCGGAACCGCCTTGCAGGTCTTGGTCGTGAATTACGAATCCGCATGGCGGCTGGAAACGGAACTGTCGAAATGGAGGCCGGACATGATCATCTGTGATGAGGGCCACAAGATCAAGACCCACAACATCGCGGCATCGAAGGCGCTGCATCGGCTGGGCGCGAAGGCAAAATATCGCTTGCTGCTCACCGGCACGGTCATCACCAACAAGCCCGTGGACGTGTTCAGTCAGTACAAATTCGCCGATCCGCGCGTGTACGGCCCGAGCTTCTATCTCTTCCGCAACCGCTACTTCGACATGGTGGGCTATGGCAACCACACGCCGGTCATGAAGCGGTCGATGGAGCCGGAGTTCACCGAGCGCCTGCACTCCATTGGCTTTCGGGCGACGAAGGCGGAATGCCTCGATCTCCCAGACACCACGGACATCGTGCAGCGCGTGGAATTGGAACCTGCCGCCATGCGAATCTACCGCCAGCTCGTCAAGGACAGCTACGCGGAGATGGCTGGCGACACCGTGACCGTGACCAACGTGCTGACAAGGCTTTTGCGGCTCTCGCAACTCACGGGCGGATTTCTCGGCGGCGACGACCAGCGTGACGCTGGTCCCAGTTTGCCACCGTGCGGCGTGCATCCAATCAGCACTGCCAAGCTGGATGCGCTTTCCGACATCATCGAAAGCGCGGAACAGGACGGAAAGAAACTCGTGGTCATCGCCCGGTTCATCCCGGAGATCCGCGCCATCGGGAAGCTGCTCACGAAGAAGGGCATCCGGTACGCACAGATTTCCGGTGAAACCAAGGACCGCGACGCCCAGGTGGCGGCCTTTCAGCATGATCTCGGCGTGCCGGTATTCGTCGGCCAGATCGCCACGGCGGGCCTGGGCATCACGCTCACCGCCGCCAGCACCATGGTTTTCTACTCCATGGACTACTCCATGAGCAACTACGAGCAGACCCGCGCCCGCATCCATCGCGTCGGCCAACGGCAGCCCTGTACCTACATCCACCTCGTCGCCAAGGGCACAGTGGACGAAAAGGTACTCCAGGCGCTTCGGGACAAGGCCAACCTCGCAAAGGCGCTGGTGGATGATTACAGGGCGGGGCGCAACCCCTTCAACACATAGGAGGCAAGATGGAAAACAACCGACTTTTTGAATTGGCCGACGAGCTGAAAGCCCTGCGCGACCGGAAGGACGCGCTGGAGGCCGAGCTGAAGCAGGTCAATATGGACATCGACAATGTGGACTGGCACCTGTCCACGCTGATGGCCGAAACCGAGACGCAGAATTTCACCCGCGCGGGCACCATGTTCTGCCTGACCACCAAGATACGCGCCTCCGCCACGGAGGGCATGAAGGACGAGCTGTACGGTGCACTTCGCTCCGAGGGCTTCGGCGACATGATCTACGAAACCATTAACGCGAATTCGCTCTCCGCCTTTGTAAAGGAGCAAATCGCCGAGAATGGCGACTCTCTGCCCACATGGCTTGACGGCCTCGTGAACGTATTCGAGAAAACCACCGTTGGCGTGCGGAAAGCCGGGGGCAGACCCTCTGCCGCTGACCGATGAAAGGAAGGATTTCAACATGAGCAAGAACGAGCTTTCGACCACCAATAGCTACACCGCCCTGGAAGGCTTCAATCTGGCCGACGCGCTGTCCGAGGAAATGGTCGGCATGAACGTCACCTTCGACCGGGTGACGATCCCCGCCGCTGGCGGCACCGTGTTCGAGGTGCCCGGCGCGATGCCCGGTGAGACGGATACCGTGAAGGATTTCACCGGCGTAATCCTGTTCCACCACCCGCTGTTCACCTACTACCGCGAGCGCTTTACGGGCGGCAATAATCCTCCGGATTGCGGCAGCTACGATGGCATGTTAGGCGTGGGCGATCCTGGCGGAGCCTGCGCCCGCTGCCCGCTGAATCAATTCGGCAGCGGGGAAAACGGTGGCAAAGCCTGCAAGAACAAACGCCGCATCTTCATCCTGCGCGAAGGCGAAATGATCCCGCTGGTGCTGACGCTGCCCACCGGCTCTATGAAGGAGTTCGGCATCTACATCAAGCGGCTGCTGGGCAAGGGCCGGAAATCCTGCTCCGTAATCACGCGCTTTTCGCTGAAAAAGGCGGTCAATGCCGGAGGCATCGCCTATTCGCAGGCGCAGTTCGCCGTGGATCGGTCGCTGACCGATGCGGAGCTGCCACTGATCCTCTCGATGGCCGAGCAGGTGAAGCAGTTCGCCAAGCGCGTCGGCTACGAGGACGAACCGGCCTCCGCGATGACTGTCGATCCCGAAACCGGCGAGATCATCGAGGGCGATCCGGATGCCCGTCCGCTCAACTAAAGACATGCCGCCGGAGGGTGAGCCTCCCACCCTCCGGCATTCCGAAAGGAGTGATACCGAATGAGTTACCGAATGGAAACCGACCTGCGGGCCATTGAAGAGTATCTTCAAGGCGCTATGGGACAGGCGATGCATGTCGTGGCCTTCGACTTTGAAACCTCACCGCTGCTGCAATACCGGGAAGACAAGCGCGCCGCATTGGATGCGCACCGCGCCTGCATCGTGGGCATATCGCTCTCCGTGGCGGAGGGCAGCGCCATCTATGTACCGCTCCAGCATATCGGCGGCGGCAACGCCGACCCGGACGAGGTGATCCCCTTTCTACGGGACGCGCTCTGGATGAACCCCGGCGTCATCAAGGTGGCGCATAACCTCGCCTTCGAGAGCATGTTCCTCTACGCCCTGGGCGAAGGTCACTTCCCAGGCATCATCCTCCAGCCGCCGTGCTACGACACCATCGCCGCCGCGCAGCTTACCTTGAAGAACCCCTTTGAATTTCGCGGCCTGTCCGACAGTGGCCTCAAGAAACTGGTGCCGGAATTGCTGGGCGACGAGCTGCCTTCCTTCGAGGATGTGACGGAGGGGCGGTTCTTCGACGAACTGGATTCCCACGATCCAGAAACCGTGCGCTATGCCTGCGCCGACGCCGACTATGCCCTCCGGCTATATCACCGGTTCAACCAATGGTTCGACGCATTCCTCCCCAAGCATCGGTTCGTCGTGGAGCAGGTGGAATCCCCCACGGCGGTCTACTGCGGCCTGATGAAGTACAACGGCCTGCTGGTGGACGAGGTTGCCATGATCCGCAAACAGGGCGAATGCGCGGCCAGGCTGATCGACCTGCAGGCCAAAATCCGCAGCATGATCGGCGACGTGGACATCGGCGCGAACGCGGGGACGCAGGCATTCAAGGATTACCTGTTCAAAGACCTCGGCTTGCCCGTTTTGAAAACGACGGAGAAAAACGCCGAGGCCGCCGACGATCAAACGCTGGTGATGCTTGCGGAATGGTGCGCGGAGCACCGCCCGGAGCTGGTGCCGCTGTTCGAGATGGTACAGGCATACCGCAAATGGTCGAAGCTCAAAACGACCTACATCGACGGATACCTGCGCTTCGTGAACCCGGCGACCGGGCGTATCCATCCCGATCTGCTCCCGCTGGCAACGGAAACCGGGCGCTTCGCCGCGCGGAACCCCAACATGCAGAACTGCCCGCGCAAGACCAACGACCCGGTAGGCATCCGCTCCTTCATCATCGCGCCGGAGGGCCATGTGCTGGTAAGCTGCGATTTCTCGCAGATCGAGCTGCGCGTCGGCGCGTTCTACTGCCGGGATGAAAAGATGCTGGACACCTACCGCACGGGCGGCGACATCCACGCGCAGACCACCGGCGTCATCTTCGGCATTCCCTACGCCCAAGCCGTTGACAAGGGTGCATACGACTACAAAGAGCGCCGGACGATTGCCAAGAACGTCAACTTCGGCGTGTTCTACGGTCTGTTCGCGCGCGGCCTCCAACGGACGCTGAAGTTCAAGGCGGGGCTGGCGGCGTCACTGAAAGATTGCGAAGGCGTCATCCGAAACCTCAAGGCCGGTTATCCGGCGCTGGCCCGATGGCAGGAGCAGGCGAAGAAGGCGGCCACCGCCCGCCAGTACACGCAGACCTTCCTCGGGCGGCGGCGCTACCTGCCGGGCATCCTCTCGCAGGATTGGGGACGCCGGAGCTTCGCGGAGCGCTGCGCGCTGAATACCCCGATCCAGGGCACCGCCGCCGACATCCTCAAGCTGGCGCTGGGCCGCTTGGTGGAAGGGCTGCCGGAGCGCCCATGGCTCAAGCCACTGCTCCAGATCCACGACGAGTTGGTGTTCGAGTTGCCCGCCGACCGGCTTCACGAGGCCGTGTCCTTCATCCGGGCGTGCATGGACGCACAGCCCTTCCCGGAGATGGACGTGCCGATTGTGGCCGAGGCCTCTTTTGGGAGGGATTTCGGGCACATGGAGGAAATGGACGCATGAACGAACGGATGAGAAACGCCGAGGGTTATTACGATCCCACGGCGGGCACGGCCTTTCTGAACATTGAGCGGGAGGAACGCGCGAAGCGGCTGGGCTACATGCCGCTGGTCTACATCTGCTCCCCGTATGCGGGCGGCGTTGAAAGGAATGTTCAAAACGCCCGCCGCTACTGCGCCTTTGCCCTGACACAGAAGGCGCTGCCCATCGCGCCGCACCTTCTGTTCCCGCAATTCATGGACGGAAGCCGTCTGCCAGGCAGCGAGGAAACCGAGGACACCGAGGAAACCCGCGAGCTGGCCCTGCACATGGGCCTGATCCTACTCTGCCATTGCCGCGAGGTGTGGTATTTCGGCGATACCGTGAGCGAGGGCATGAAGAAGGAACTGAACCGGGCGCGCTGGCGCAACATGGTTGTGCGCCACTTTACCGATGACTGCAAGGAGGTCACTATATGAAACCGCTGAACATCCCCGTGGAGGAATTTCTCCGCCCCTTCTTCGATCCCAGCGACAGAATCCGCCTGCGCGTGTTCGCAGACCGGAAGGATGGTGTCGTGTTCAAGGGTATGAAGCTGGAAACGACGCTCTCTCAGATGTGCGCGATGGTTCCCATGCTGAAGGAGCAGAACGCGCTCATGCGCGGCATCTATTTTGTGGTCAACGCGGGCGGCCATGAGGACGCGGACATCACCCGCATCAACGCGCAGTTCATGGAATGCGACGATATTTCGCTGGAGGAACAGTGGGCGCAGATCGAAGCCTTCCCGCTGGAGCCATCCATCGTAGTCAGGACCCGGAAATCCCTGCATACCTACTGGCTCGTGCGCGACGCAGACGTGGCCGCGTTCCGGCGCGTCCAAAAGCGCCTGGCCGCGCAATTCGGCGGCGACCGCACCTGCATCAATGAGAGCCGCGTGCTCCGGTTGCCCGGCTTCAATCATTGCAAGCAGGAGCCGGTGATGGTCGAGTGCGTGAAGTTCAACCCGGAGCTTCGCTACACGCAGGCGGAATTAGAGCAGCATCTCCCGGCCATTGAGGAATCCGTCAGCGTAGGGGAAACCATTCCGGCAACCAGTGGCAGCCGCCAAGGCCTGGCGTCCGTGCTTCGGCGCTGCGCGTTCATGGAGCATTGCGACAAGGAAGCCGCCACGCTGGGCGAGCACGACTGGTACGCAATGATTGCCAATCTCGCGGTATTCGAGGGCGGCGACCGGGCCATCCATGCGCTGTCGGCAAAATACCCCGGATACAAGGCCGAGGAAACGCAAGCGAAAATCCGGCACTTTCGGGAATCCGGCACCAAGCCCATGACCTGCATGGCCATTGCCGAGAAGGGCTTCCGCTGCCCAAGAATGCTCGACGGCTCTTGCTCCTGCAAGGCCCCGGCAGCTATGTGTTACCTACCCATGCCGCTTGTGGAATTGCGGGAGGCGCTGCAAAGCATCCAGGTCGCCAAATCCCCGGTGGAGGACATGCGCGCCGCAAAGCGGTTCATCAAGGAGGCGCTGTACAACATCGACCCGCTGGACGCCGGCGCGTTCATCGAGTATGAGGTTCGGGATCATTTCCGGCTCAAAGCCTCGGATGTGAAAGCGTTGGCAGCATTCCACAAGGACATTCACCGCGCCTACGCTTCGAGCAAGGAAACCCGGCGGGCGACGCAGGAAAATACCGTGCCGGACTGGTACGAAGTGACGGAGCGCGGCGGGCTGCGTTTCCTCCCCGGCGTGCTGGCCGAGTACATGTCCAAGGAGATTCCGGCGTTCTACGGCGCGGGCAGTTTCTACGCCTATGAAAATGGCGTCTACCGGGCCAGGGAGGATCTGTGGGCGACGAACAAGGTGCGCGAGCAAATGCTGGCGCGAAGCGCCGTGCTCAACGCGATCAACGACGCCACGGGCCAGTGGAAGATGCTCATCAACCGCTCGATCCGGGACATCAACCCCAACCCGTTCATCGTGAACCTGAAAAACGGGCTGTACAATCTGCTGGACTTCTCGTTCCGCGAGCACAACCCGGAGTACCTGTCCACGGTGCAGATTGGCGCGTCGTATCGGCCAGAGCTGCTGCACGAGCCGGATACCGGCTGCCCGATCTTCCAGGCGTTCCTGCGCAGCGTCCTTGACGAGCCGGAAATCCACCTCTTGCAAGAGATCTTCGGCTATCTGCTGATCCCGGTGAACAAGGCGCAGAAGTCGTTCGTGTTCGTCGGCGCACCCAACGCCGGAAAGTCCACGCTACTGTCCGTGGCGCAGGAGATTCTGCTCGGAAGCGACAACGTATCGAACATCCCTTGGCAGGGCCTCGGTGACCGCTTCAACAAGGCGGAACTGTTCGGCAAGCTGGCCAACATCTTTGCCGACCTGCCCTCCAAAGCCATTGACGACAACGGCATGTTCAAGGCGCTCACCGGTGAGGACTACATCACCGCCGAGCGCAAGAACAAGGACCCGTTCTCCTTCAGGCCATATGCCCGGTTCCTGTTCTCCTGCAACGACATTCCCCGCAACTATGGCGACCGATCAGACGGGTTCTTCCGCAGGCTGATTCTGATCCGGTTCAGTTACTCGGTTCCCAAGGAGAAGCGGGATACAGGGCTGCGCGAGAAGCTGGCGGCAGAAAGCGACGGCATCTTCATGTGGGCGCTTGAGGGACTCAGGCGGCTCATGAGCAACGGATACAGCTTCACCGAAACGGCGGCGACGAAGGCCGAATTGGAGAAATACCGGATGGAAAGCAGCAGTTCGCTGTCCTTTGCCAGCCTGTATCTCGCTGCCGACGAGAACGTGGTCGCGGTACGCGACGATGTCTACGATACATACAAGACCTTCTGCATTGATTCCGGCTTCAAGAGCATGTCGCAGACCATGTTCAACAAGGACATCGAGGGACATTTCCCAACGATTCGACGCAGCAGGGACCGCCTTTCCAAGCGCCGGACGTGGACAGGCCTGCACTTCTACCCGGAAGGGAGGGACGTGGACTGAGGCCCGAAAACCGGATTGACCGGCAAATTCGCTATTCTTCCCTAATACATCCAGAAGGGTGAAGATACGAGAAAAACGGGGGAAATAAAAAGATTTATATTCTCCTTGGTTATTCCGGTTTTCTGGCATCACAACGCTATGGCCGAGCGCGACATCGTGGCTGCGATTCTGCGGCTGCTCAAGAAAACGCCCTGCTGCTACGCGTGGAAGGAGCACGGCGGCATCTATGGGACGGCAGGCGTCCCGGACATCATCGCCTGCATTAACGGGAGGTTCGTGGCCTTCGAGGTCAAGACTGAAACCGGCAAGTTGACAAAATTACAGGAAATCACGATACAAAAAATCAGGAATGCAAAAGGACAAGCCTTCAAAGTCACCTCGGCGGCGGAGGTCGCCGCGATACTCAAGGAATTGGAGGGTTGAGCCTTATGGATAGAACCATGACCGCCAAGGAATATCTCTCTCAAGCCTACCGCCTCGATCAGCGGATCAATTCCAAGCTGGAACAGGTGGAAGCCCTGCGCTCGCTGACACGCAAGGTCACGATATCATATGGGAGCGAACCGGTATCTCACACGCGGAACGTTACATCGCTGGAGGATTCGATTATCCGGTTGATGGAAGCGGAGAATGCCCTGAACGCCACGATTGATGCGTTGGTCGATATGAAGATGGACATCGCTCAGTGCATCAATGCTGTACCCAATCAAGATTACCGACTGCTGCTAGAAAAGCGATATTTATGTTTCCATTCGTGGGAACAGATTGCGATTGATATGCAGTGTACCGTACGATGGGTGCACATCCTGCACGGAAGGGCGTTGCGTGTGATCGACAGGCTACGCAGCGAGGAGGATGATTATGAGCAGACGTGAGGCAATTCAAGATGGCATCCACATTGGAAAAGACAGCGCCGGTTATCCGTGCTATTATCCGCCCTGCCGCTTTTGCGGAACACCAGTCTATACATGGTCCTACCAAAGTGGCACGCAATATGCATGCCCATCCTGCCGCAAGGAGGCTATAGCGCAGGAGTATGAGAAAAAGGGGCAAGGTACCGTTGACAACAAAGAACGGAAACTGGAAACTGCCATCAAGCGCATTTCCAAGGTGACCGACATCAAGCCGTATGATCGTGCAATCCAACTGGTGAGAAAAAGGCTGAACAAAAGCGGCTGGTTTCAGAGCACCGAGGAAATCATGGTGGCGCTTGAGCTAATCCGTCAAGGGATGAAAACCTATCATCAGGTTAAGGTGTACGAATATTCGGTTGACTTCATCCTCACTGAATTGAAGGTGGTCCTGGAGATTGACGGTCCCATCTATCACGGAAAGGATAAACGCGACTATCAGGAAATCCGCGATAACGCAATTACACGCAAGTTGGGCGAAGGCTGGCAGATCATCCGAATCCCCACAGTGAACATCAACGAGAACATCACGCGGTTGATGCCAGGCATTCACGCGGTGCTGGCTCGAAGAAAAAAGCGTCGGAGTTCACTATAGTTCACTAAGCTTCACTTGTGTGTCGGGAAAATTTCTGGTACACTAATAATGGAAAAATTCACTTGGAGCGCCCGCAGAGCAATCTGAGCCCCGCCATCCCTGCGGCTATTCCGGCTGCCCGGCGCTGACCGACCGGCAGTATTGCCCGGAGCACCAGAAGCTGGTGTCCTCGCACTACAACCGGTACGGGCGGACGCCCGAAATGAAGCGCCGGTATAACGGCGCGTGGCCGCGCATCCGCAGAGCATTCGTCGCGGCGCACCCGCTTTGTGAGGTCTGCCAACGCGAGGGCCGGGTGACGGCGGCAGTGGAGGTTCACCACATCATCCCGCTCGCCCAGGGCGGCACCCATGCCGAAGACAATCTCATGGCGCTGTGCAAGGAATGTCATTCCCGCATCACGGCCCACGAGGGCGGGCGATGGGGCCGAGGGTAGGGGGGAGCAATATCTTAAAATTGCGTTCCAAACATAGCGGGGCCGCCCCTTCGCATGAATTTTCGCGCTTTCAAAATGGGTATATGGCCCATCTTTTTGTCCCAATTTTGCACGGCTGGAGGTGATGGCATGGCAAACGGACAGGGCGGCGTGCGCGTCGGCGCAGGCCGCAAGAAAAAGGCGCTCGCCGACAATATCGCGGACGGTAACCCCGGCAAACGCAAACTGACGGTGCTGGATTTCACGCCGAACGCCGCCGACCTCAAGGGCCAGCCCATGCCGCCGCCCAAGGCGTTCCTCGCCGCCCAGCAAAAAAACGGCAAAGACCTGCTGGCCGTAAGCGTGTACGAGGAAACGTGGAATTGGCTCAACGAGCGCGAATGCGCCCGGTTGGTTCCGGCGCAGATCATTGAGCAGTATGCGATGGCGATCTCCCGCTGGATTCAGTGTGAGGAGTGCATCACTGAGTTTGGCTTCCTGGCGAAGCACCCCACCACCGGCAACGCCATTCCCTCGCCCTATGTGGCCATGAGCCAGTCATTTTCCAAGCAGGCCAACAACCTGTGGTATCAAATCTATCAGGTCGTGCGTGAAAACTGCTCTGTGGAGTACAAAGGCGCGACGCCCCATGACGATATGATGGAGCGCCTTCTTTCGGCGCGCCGTGGAGGATAACCCATGAACATTCAGACCCTGCCCTTGAAGGATATTCACCCCTATGCCCGCAATCCGCGCAAGAATGACGAGGCTGTAAAAGGCGTCGCCGCCAGCATCCGGGAGTTCGGTTTTCTGGTGCCACTAGTGATCGACCGGAACCATGAGATCGTCGCGGGGCATACCCGGTACAAGGCGGCGCAGTCCCTGGGAATGAAGGAAGTCCCTTGTGTGGTTGCCGACGAGCTGACCGAGGATCAGATTCGAGCCTTCCGGCTGGCCGACAACAAGGTCGGCGAACTGGCGCAATGGGACATGGACCTACTGCCGCTGGAATTGCAGGGGATCATGATGCCTATGACGGACTTCGGCTTCCAGGCCATTTCGGACGAGGATTTCTCTGACCATTTCACGCTGGATTCAGGCGAGAAGAAGCCGTTCCAGCAAATCAGCATCACGGTCCACGACGAGCAGGCGAAGCTGCTGCTTGCCGCGATCAAGTACGTGTACGACCAGCAGGCGGTGACGGAAACGTTCGGGAACGAGAATCACAACGGCAACGGACTGTATGAGGTGGTGAGAGAGTGGGCCGCGCTGAAAAGCCTTCGACCGTAGGGAGAAGTGAGGACGGGCGAATTGAGAATTCGCCGTCCGAAATCCGCGCGCGTGATTTATCGCGGGCGCGGAGCGCAAAAGAAATTGTGATGAAGGTCCTGCCTTCCGACATCGCCAATGCGTTCATCCGGCAGCACCACTATTCCGGGAAGGTCGTGAACAACTCCAAGCTCCATTTTGGCGTTTTTCTAGACGGCCAACTTCACGGCGTGATGAGCTACGGCCCGTCGCTGGATAAGAGTAAGATCATCGGCCTCGTGGAAGGCACCGGATGGAACGAATTCCTGGAGCTGAACCGCATGGCGTTCGACAGCGTACTCCCCCGCAACAGCGAGAGCCGCGCCATCTCCATGAGCATCAAGCTCATAAAGAAGTACGCACCGCAGATCAAATGGATCATCTCGTTCGCGGACGCCTGTTCCTGTGGTGACGGCGCGATATACCGGGCCTCGAACTTCGTGCTGACCGGTATCAAGGAAAACCTGAACCTCGCGGAGCTGCCGGATGCCGGGAGCCCCGGTGGCGGCACGCGCATCCATAAGATGACGTTGGCCTCGAATCCCACCACGCCGCGCCGGGAACTGGGCGGGCTTACGTTCTTCGACGTGACGGGCGGCACCTACAATTTTAAGAAGTACCTCGATTATGTGGGGGCTAAGCCGATTCCCGGCTTTCAACTTCGGTACATCTACTTCATCGACCCCGCATACCGTGCGCGGCTGACCGTGCCGGAGATACCTTTCTCAAAGATTGACGAGCTGGGAGCTGGTATGTACAAGGGCGAGAAGATCACGCAGGCAGAGCGGCATTCCATCACCACGCCGGGATAATCTTCCGGCGTGATCATGCGCGGATAGGCTAACAGCAGACCGCCCACCTACCCGGTGGGAAGCGAAGGGGCGGCACCATTCTCCGCGCTCCAATTCATAACCGCAAGACAGGAGCAGCCATGAACATAGAGAAGATTGCCGCCGCACGGCTCAACCCTGCGGCGTACAACCCGCGCAAGGATTTGAAGCCTGGAGACAAGGAATACGAGAAGCTTAAGCGTTCCATGACCGAGTTTGGATATGTCGAACCGGTCATTTGGAACCGTCAGACCGGAAATGTGGTCGGCGGCCATCAGCGGCTCAAGGTGCTGATGGATCTCGGACACACGGAAATCGACTGCGTGGTGATCGATCTCGACCCCCAGCGGGAGAAGGCGCTCAACATCGCCCTCAACAAGATTCAGGGCGATTGGGACGAGGGCAAGTTGGCGTCGCTCATGGCCGATTTCGACGCCGAGGCGTTCGATGTGTCGCTGACCGGCTTTGACGCCGCCGAGGTGGACGCGCTGCTCAACAAATTCTACTCCAAGGATGCCGTCGAGGACGATTTCGACGCCATGAAGGCCGCACGGGAAATTGAGGAATCGGGCGGCCCGACCGCGCAGCGCGGCGATCTCTGGCGATTGGGCGACCACCTGCTGCTGTGCGGCGATCCGGTCAACTCGGAGAACTATGAACGACTCATGGCGGACGCCCGCGCGCAATGCGCGATTACCGCGCCGCCCACCGACCCGAAGGCATACGCCAAGGAGGGCATCGCACCGTGGCTTTCCCGCATGGCATCGGTAATCCGACTGCTCGCCAAATACGCGGACATCATCTGCTGGCAGACGGGCGACCTCATGAAAACCGGCAGCCCGTTCGTGGAGCCGCTGGCGGTGCATTCGGTGAAGCTGTTCGCAGATGAAAACCTGCGCCCGCTCTGGATTCGCGTTTGGAAGATGACCGGCAAGTTGCCCTCGGCGGGCGCGCTGCAAGCGTCCTCAAACAAGCCCGCGCCGCAATTCGACTTTGTGGCGGCATTCTCCAATGATAACCCGGACGCTTACAACGATCAGGAATATACCTGGGTGTCGGCCTTCGCCGCGCATTCCTTCCAATTCGTGCGCCGCCTCACCCGCGAGGAACGCCGCAAATGGGGCTATGCGGGCGTGTGGGAAATCGAGGCGGCGCGCGTCGAAGGCGACAGCGCGCTGCGCGTCCCCGTGGAGCTTCCGTGGCGTTGCCTCAAGATGCACTCCGACATGAACGGTGTGATCCTCGACCCCTTTGCTGGCTACGGCACGACGGTCATCGCCGCCGAGCAGTCTGATCGCGCCTGCCGGGTCATTGAAATCGATCCGCTGCGCTGCGATCTGATCATGTGCCGGTGGGAGCAGTTCACCGGGAAAAAGGCTGAGAAAATCGAGGCGTAAAGGCTTCCTTTTTCGCTGCTTTCAGAGTACAGTCCCGTCACTTCAAAGAAGGAGGGCACGGACATGACAGACAAGTTCCCGATCGGACAATTGGTGGCGACGCGCAGGGTAGCAAGCCTCATGCAGGAGGAACCGGACTTCGACCGCTTCGCCAAGGACGCCTTTCGGCGCTATCTCAACGCCGATTGGGGCGAGATGTGTGAAAGCGACAAGCGGCAGAACGAGGAAGCGCTCAAAAACCACGACAACCGCATCTTCGCTTCCTACGAAAACGCGGCGCATCCCGACTGGAAGCTCTGGATCATCACCGAATGGGATCACAGCGCCACGACGCTGCTGTTTCCCAGCGAGTATTGAAGGAGGTGGCCATGATGAACGGTTTTCCTTCTAGCACGGTGGTGGAGGGCCTCCGCCGCCAGTATCCGGCAGGCACGCGCGTTGCGCTGGTATCCATGAACGACCCATACACCAAACTCCAGCCCGGCGACGAGGGCACGGTCATCGCGGTGGACGATATGGGCACCGTCCACATTCAATGGGATAGTGGCTCAACGCTGGGCGCGGCCTACGGCGAGGATAGCATCCGAAAGCTATAAATTCTACCCAAACCTCATAGCGGCGCAAGCCGCTTTTTTGTTGTCCATTTTCGAGAAAGAAGGCTTCTTGTGCGCAATCCCTATCGCATCGCCCGCGAAGGGCATGGCATCGCCAGCTTTGCGGGTGGCGGCGAGTTCCTGTTCGACCCTTCCGACCTGCCGTTGCTCGAGCGCCATACATGGCACCTCGGGAAGCGCGGCTACCCGGCCACGCATATCCGGGGGAAAACGGTTGTGCTCCACCGCCTCCTGTTCCCGGATATGGACGGCTTCGAGATCGACCACATCAACGGCGACAAGCTGGACAACCGCCGCGCGAACCTGCGCACCTGCACGCACCAGCAGAACGGGTTCAACGCAAAGCTGCGCCACACCAACACCAGCGGCTACATCGGCGTGAGCTTCCTTCGGCGGCTCGGCTGCTATGAGGCGTATATTCACTTTCACGGGACAAAACACCACCTTGGCCTGCACGCCGACCCCATCGCCGCCGCGCGGATGCGCGATTGCGTGGCAAAGCTGCTGTTCGGCGAGTTCGCGCGGTTGAATTTCCCTAGGAAGGCGGGCCGTAAGCATGGTACGCGCTAAGGGCTTCAAGCCCACGCGGTTCATGCTGCCGACCTCCCATTATGATAAAGCCCGCGCGGATCACGCCGTCGCCTTCATCCAGAGCCTCAAGCACACCAAGGGCGTGTGGGCGGGCCAGCCGTTTCTGCTGTTCGACTGGCAGGAGAAGATCATCCGGGACCTGTTCGGCGTGGTCAAGGGAAACGGATACCGGCAGTTCAACACCGCCTTCGTGGAAATCTGCAAGAAGGCCGGAAAGTCGGAGTTGGCCGCTGCCGTAGCGCTGTACATGCTCTGCGCCGACGAGGAAGAACGCGCGGAAATCTACGGCTGTGCCAACGACCGCGCGCAGGCCAGCATCGTATTCGATGTGGCGTTGGATATGGTGCTCCAAAGCCCGGCGCTGCTCAAGCGCATCAAGATCGTGGAGTCGCAGAAGCGACTGATTTACACGCCTACGCGCAGCATCTATCAGGCGCTGTCCTCGGAGGTTGCCTCCAAGTACGGCTACAACGTCCACGCCTGCATTTTCGACGAGCTGTTGGGCCAGCCGAACCGGAAGCTGTTCGACGTGATGACGAAGGGTTCCGGTGCGGCGCGCAAGCAGCCGCTCAATTTCGTCATCACCACGGCGGGTTCGGATAAGAACAGCATCTGCTACGAGGTGCACTCCAAAGCCGTGGATATTCTGGAAGGCCGCAAGCGCGATTCCACCTTCTATCCGGTGGTGTACAGCGCGCCCACCGACGCGGACTGGACGGACCCGAAGGTGTGGAGAAGCGTCAATCCCTCGCTGGGAAAGACGGTTGACCCGGAATTCTATCGTGCCGCCTGCGAGAGCGCCAAGCAGAACCCCGCCGAGGAAATGCAGTTCCGGCAGTTCTTCCTCTGCCAGTGGACGAGCAGCACCGTCCGCTGGATGCCCATGGACAAATGGGACGCTTGCGCGTTTCCGGTGGACCCGGAGGGCCTGCGCGGGCGCGTCTGTTACGGCGGCCTCGACCTTTCCTCCACCACCGACATCACGGCATTTGTGCTGGTATTTCCCCCGGAAGGCGGAGATCGCCTGCTAGATGAAGATGGCAAGTACGAAATTCTGCCGTTCTTCTGGTTGCCGGAGGATAACGTGGACTTGCGTGTCCGGCGCGATCATGTGCCCTATGACATATGGGCCAAGCAGGGCCATGTATTCACGACCGAAGGCAATGTGGTTCACTATGGATTCATTGAGGAATTCATCGAGGAATTGGGGACGAAGTACAACATCCGGGAGATAGCCTTTGACCGCTGGGGCGCTGTCCAAATGACGCAGAACCTCGAGGGGCTGGGCTTTACCGTCGTGCCATTCGGCCAGGGATACAAGGACATGTCGCCACCCACCAAAGAGCTGATGAAGCTGACGCTGGAGGGCAAGCTGGCCCACGGCGGACATCCGGTGCTCCGCTGGATGGTGGACAACGTAACCATCCGCACCGATCCTGCCGGGAACATCAAGGCCGACAAGGAGAAATCCACGGAGAAAATCGACGGCGCAATCGCCACCATCATGGCGCTGGATCGTGCGATCCGGCACGGCGGCGCGACCGGTTCCGTGTATGACGAGAGGGGGCTTCTTTTTATATGAGCGTCTTGGGGATGCTGTTCCGCTCTCGGGACAAGCCTAAAAACAGTCTGAACGGCAGCGGGTACTCCTTCCTGTTTGGAAGCACCACCTCCGGCAAAGCGGTCAACGAGCGCTCGGCCATGCAAATGACCGCGGTCTATGCCTGTGTGCGGATTCTCTCCGAAGCCGTCGCATCGCTCCCGCTGCACATGTACCGCTACAACGATACCGGAGACCCGAGCCGGGCTGGCAGCAAGGAAAAGGCGTTGACGCATCCGCTGTATGGCATCCTACACGACGAGCCGAACCCGGAGATGTCGGCGTTCTCATTCCGAGAAACCCTCATGGCGCATTTGCTCCTGTGGGGCAACGGTTATGCTCAAATCATCCGTAATGGGCGCGGCGAGGTCGTTTCTCTTTATCCGCTGATGCCCGACCGCATGAGCGTGGATCGGGATTCGCGCGGGCGGTTGTATTACGAGTACACCCGCTCGGACGGAGATGCCCGGACGCTGGGCGGCAAGTCTACCGTGACGCTGGCACCTTCGGATGTGCTCCACATTCCCGGCCTTGGGTTCGATGGGTTGGTCGGCTATTCGCCCATTGCGATGGCAAAGAACGCCATCGGCATGGGGCTGGCCTGCGACGAATACGGCGCGTCCTTTTACCAGAACGGCGCGCAGCCGGGCGGTGTACTGGAGCATCCCGGCGTCGTGAAAGATCCCAAGCGCGTGCGGGAATCCTGGAACGCCATCTACCAGGGCAGCGCCAACGCCCACCGTATCGCGGTGCTCGAGGAAGGCATGTCCTATAAGCCAATCTCCATCTCCCCGGAGCAGGCGCAGTTCTTACAGACCCGCAAATTTCAGATTGAGGAAATCGCGCGCATCTTTCGGGTACCTCCCCACATGGTGGGCGACCTCGACAAGTCCTCCTTCAGCAACATTGAGCAACAGTCCTTGGAATTCGTCAAGTATTCGCTCTCCCCATGGATCACCCGTTGGGAACAATCCATCCACCGGGCGCTGCTGCTCCCCAGCGAGAAACAGCGCTTTTTTGTGCGCTTCAATGTGGAGGGCCTGCTGCGCGGCGACTACAAGAGTCGCATGGACGGCTATGCCGTCGCCCGGCAGAACGGCTGGATGAGCGCCAACGACATCCGAGAGCTTGAGAATCTTGACCGCATCCCAGCTGAGGATGGCGGCGATTTGTACCTGATCAACGGAAATTTGACCAAGCTGGCGGACGCGGGCCTTTTCGCCGCGAGCCAGCGCCAGAAGGAGGACGCATCCCAGTGAAGCACTTTTGGAGATGGGCGGAGGCCGCCTGCCGGGCACGGGATGAAACCGCCCCGGACGCCCGAACCCTGTACATCGAAGGCGTGATTGCCGAGGAAAGCTGGTTTTCGGACGATGTGACGCCCGCAGCATTCAAGGCCGAGCTCATGGCCGGCTCCGGCCCCGTGACCATCTGGATCAACTCGCCGGGCGGCGATTGCGTGGCGGCGGCGCAGATTTACAACATGCTCATGGAGTACCCCGGCGATGTGGTGGTCAAGATCGACGGCATCGCGGCCAGCGCCGCCTCTGTCATCGCTATGGCGGGCACCCGCGTGCTCATGTCGCCCGTATCGACCATGATGATCCACAATCCGCTGACTGTGGCCATTGGCGACAGCGAGGAAATGCGCAAGGCGGTCCAGATGCTTGACGAGTACAAGGAGAGCATTGTCAACGCCTACGAAATCAAGACGGGCCTGTCCCGCGCGAAACTGTCCCACCTGATGGATGCGGAAACGTGGATGAACGCAAACAAGGCGCTGGAACTGGGCTTCTGTGACGAGATCATGTTCAAGGATTCCGCAGCGCCGTCCAGCGAAGCGCCAGAAAACAGTTTTTCCTTCTCCCGCCGTGCGATCACCAATAGCCTGCTGGACAAGGTTCGGGCCAAGCTGCCGCCCGAAAAGCCCCGCGTAAGCGCGGATGCGCTGGCCTCCCGGCTGGCGCTGATCAAATAACACAAAGCCACACGAAAACAGGAAAGCAAGAATTCAAGTTTTCATGAATCCAAAGCATCAGGTCGCCGCGTGCGGCCTTAATTTTGGAGGTTTTGTGAACAAGGTTCTTGAAATGCGCCAAAAGCGTGCTGCGGCGTGGGACGCCGCCAAAGCCTTTTTGGATACCAAACGCGGAAGCGATGGAATGCTCTCCGCCGAGGATGCCGCCACCTATGACAAGATGGAGGCCGATGTTGTGAACCTCGGCAAGGAAATCGAGCGCCTGGAGCGTCAGGCCGTGCTGGACGGAGAGCTTGCGAAGCCCACCGCCGCACCGCTGACGGATAAGCCCGGCGTTCCCACCGACAAGGGCAAGACCGGCAGGGCCACCGACGAGTACAAGTCCGCCTTCTGGCGCGTCATGCGTGACAAGTCGGTGCCGCACGAGATTTACAACGCGCTGCAGATCGGCGCGGACACCGAAGGCGGCTACCTCGTGCCAGACGAATTCCAGCGGACGCTGATTGAAGCCTTGCAGGAACAGAACATCTTCCGCCAGTTCGCCAAGGTCATCACCACATCCTCGGGCGATCGGAAGATCCCCGTCGTGGCGAGCAAAGGCACCGCCTCGTGGATCGACGAGGAAGCAGCGTACCCTGAATCGGACGATGCCTTCGGGCAGGTTTCCATCGGCGCGTACAAGCTGGCGACCATGATTAAGATCAGCGAGGAATTGCTCAGCGACAGCGCGTTCGACATGGCGGGCTACATCGCCCGCGAGTTCGCGCGTCGCATCGGTGCCGCCGAGGAAGATGCGTTCTTCACCGGCAATGGCAGCGGTAAGCCGCTCGGTCTGCTTGCTTCCTCGGGTGGTGCGGAAACCGGCGTGACCACCGCCAGCGCCACCGCGATCACAATGGACGAGGTCATGGACCTGTTCTATTCGCTGCGCGCGCCCTACCGCCGCCACGCGGTATTCATGATGAACGATGCCACCGTGAAGGCTCTGCGGAAACTCAAGAACGGCAACGGCGACTACCTCTGGCAGCCCTCCGTCACGGCGGGCACGCCGGATACCCTGCTCAACCGTCCCGTGTACACCTCGGTCTACATGCCCACCATCGCGGCCAGCGCCAAGACCATTATGTTCGGTGATCTCTCCTACTACTGGGTGGCCGACCGCGCGGGCCGCTCGTTCAAGCGGCTCAACGAATTGTACGCGCCGACCGGTCAGGTGGGCTTTCTGTCTTCCGAGCGTGTGGACGGCAAGCTGGTTCTGCCCGAGGCCGTGAAGGTGCTGGCGCAGAAAAGCGCCTGATGAAAAGGAGGCCACGCGATGGACGATTATCAGACCCGCAACTATACCGCCCACGGCGGGCGGGAAACCGTCATCGGTGGAAAGCTGACCTTCTTGCCCGGTGCAACGGTCGAAGGACTAGGCGAGGCGCTTTCCATGCCGAAGGCTGCCCTCCGGCCCGACAGCCGCGCCTCGACCGTCGCCGCGCTGCGCGAGGATTTCAACGCCCTCTTAGGTGCTCTCCGCATCGCTGGCCTCATGGAAACTGAGGCGATGCCGGAATGACCGTCACTGTCCCCGAGCTGAAAGCGCATCTGCGCATTCAGCATGATGAGGAAGATGCGCTGCTTCAATCCCTGCTCATGCAGGCGGAGGCAGCCGCCGAGGATTTTTGCCGCACGGCCTTCGACGCAAGCGCGCCGCAGGCCGTGCGGCTTGCCGTGCTGCTCATGGCTTCGTTCTTCTACGAGTGCCGGGACAGTAGCGAAAAAAACGGCTACAACGTCATGACTGCCGCGTTCCATGCGCTTCTGTACCCGCACCGAGCCATTGAACAGATGTTTTAAGGAGGCAGGCCCATGCAGCGCAACATCCCGCATCCGGGCCAGCTCCGGCACATAATCGAAATCGGGCGCACGGTGAACGCCATCAACGAGAACGGCTACCCCGAGGAAACGGACGAAACCGTCTGCCGGGTATGGGCCGCCGTCGAGGACGATTCCTCACGGCGCGCATTGATCGAATTTGTCGGCCAAGCCGAGACCGCCGAACGGGGGCTATGCTTCGCCATCCGCTGGCGCGGGGACATCCTGCCTGGCATGTGGGTGCTGTGGAACGGCGAAAAGCAGACCATTACGAAGCTGGGCGAGTACGATTTCAAGCGCCGCTACCTCAAGCTGACCACGGCGTCCTCGAAGGGGGTGGGCGGATGAAGCGCGTACAGGATGCCCTCCGTCCCACCGGTATCCCGGCCTTCGCGGGCGCATGGAAGTCCACCGCCGCGCAGCCCGCCGCGCCGGAGCAGTATCTCGTGTATACCACAATGACACGCGAGGACGAGCATTGGGACGATGAGTTCCAGCGCTATCGCGTGTACGTCTACCTGAACCTGTGGAGCGCCCATGATCCCACGTCGGCCATTTCATCCGTCCGCGCCGCCATGCGGCAGGCGGGCTTCGCGCTGCTGGAGGAATCGGATTCCTACAACGCCGACGCGCGACAGACGCTCGTTGCCTGGACGTGGGTCATTCGGGTGGAGGGGAGTACATGAGCCTGGAATTCAAGGGGAGCGCTGAGTTGCGGGAGGACATCGCGCAGATGTCCGATCTCCTGCGCACGGATAGGGGCGGCACAGGAGCCGCAAGCCGGATTCTTGAGACTGCCGCCCAACTGGTGCTGAAGCAGATGATCCAAAACGCCAGCACCGACCCGAAGCCGCGTTCGGGTACGCTCCTCAGCATCCTTCGCATCAAGAAAGCATCCGGGAGGCGCGGCGCGCGGGTAACGGTCGGCGTCCATGCCGCAGAGGGCGGCGCACCGTATGCCCAGCCAGTCGAATTCGGGCACGGCGGCCCGCATCCCGCGCCGCCGCACCCTTTTGTCCGCCCGGCGTTCGACGCCCGTGTTGACGAAGCCTACGAAAAGCTCAAGGAACAACTCAGAACAGCCCTCGATCATCGGGGGCTATTTTAATGGAGGGAAACGATATGCCTACGCCTGCCGCAGCGCCCGCCGTGTCCAGCACGGTCGGTCTCAAAAACGTGGTGCTCGCGCCGCTTCTGACCGATACCGAGGAAACCACCACCTACGGCGACCTCCAAAAAGTCGCCGGTGCAATCGAGGCCAGCATTACGCCCGAGAACGCCGAACCAGATGTCCAGTATTACGATGACGTCGAGGGCGACGTTTTGTACCCCGACCCGGAGTTGAGCTTCAAGACCAAGCTCGCCGACCTGCCCCTGATCATTCAGGAGATGATCTATAGCAACAAAATTGACGACAACGGCGTACTCGTGCGCACGGCCAGTGACAAGCCCGGCTATTTCGCGGTCGGATTCATGAGCGAAAAGGCCAACGGCAAGTATCGGTACGTCTGGCTGTATAAGGTAAGGGCGAAACCCGTCACTGAAAACTACCAGACCAAGGAAGGCGCGACGATCACCCGGCAGACGGGCGAGGTCGAATGGACGGCCATCAAGCGCACCAGCGACGGGCGCTATCAGGCCGTGGCCGATGAAGGTGAGAATGGATTCGACGCCACGAAGGCCGCCACCTTCCTCGAAAGTGTCTATGTGCCAAGTTTCACTGAAACCCCGTAACGCCGCACCGCCTGCCGGGAGCTTTCTCCTGCAGGCGGTGTTCAAATCAACAGGGAGGAAATCGCCGTGATCAATTGCACCCTGAAGGACAAGAGATACTCCATAGACTTCGTATCAGGTCGCGCGCTCCGGGAACTGGAGCCTGCCGCTAAGATGTACGCTAAGGTGGTGCATCTATCTGAGCTGGCCGCTAAAGGCGAAGCCATCCCGGAGGACGCGAAATTCACCATCTCGGAAGCGATGGATACCATGATCCGCTGGTTCTGCATCTTGTTCCAGAACCAGTTCTCGCCGGACGACGTACTCGACAATTACCCGGTAGACCGGCTGATGCACGACATTGCCCTGGCGCTCATGGCGGTTCAGGCGCAGACCACGGACGTGCTTTCAGATTTCCCTACGAAGGGGGCAGCGGACCTTCCGCCAGCGGAGAATCCGACGCCGGAGATGGCAACGGAATCCTGACGCTGCCCGACTACATTTACTCCACCTACAACGCGCTGATGGAATCCGGCTGGCGATTTGACGAAATCGACCGTATGGACATGCTCGGGTTCCTGAAAATCCGGGCATGGAACGCCCGGCGCGAGCAAAAGAAAAAAGAGCCGAAACGGGCCTTCATTGACGAGGTGTGGCCAGATCTGAAATAACGTGCGCCTTCGCTGAGGGCGCTTTCATTTTGCCCGGAAGGAGGTGCCCCGCATGAGTGAAGTCCTGCGCGACCTTGTCGTATCGCTTTCTTTGGACGGCGACAATTTCTCCCGCAACCTGACCTCCATCAATAAGCAGATACAGGAGGCGGAGAGCGAGTTCAGGCGGGCAGCCGCCGGGGTAAAGGATTTCGAGAAATCCGCCTCTGGTGCACGGGCTGAATTGGACACGCTGGGGCAGAAATTCTCGCTCCAGCAGAAGGCCGTCACGCAGTATGAGCGCGCGCTGGAGGCGGCGAACAAGAAGCTCGAAACCGCCCATTTAAGGCAGGGCAAGCTGACGGCCTCCCTTGCGGAAGCCTCCGCCAGAAACGCCGACCTGAAAACGAAGGTTGCCGCCGCCACCAAACAATTCGAGGCATTCCAGCGAGAGCTGGGGGATGCCGATAGCGCGACCATCGCTGCCAAGGCCAATCTAGATGCGCTTTCGCAGGAATACGTGGAATCCTCCGCCGAGGTCAAGAAGCTCGAAGGCCAGCTCGCCGCCAATACCAAGAGCCTGCAAAACAACGCAGATGCCGTCACCAAGGCCCGGACGAATCTCAATCAGGCGCAGGCGGCGCTCAAAGAGACCCAAGCGCAAATCAAGGCCACCACCGATAAGCTGGCCCGGCTGCAGTCCGCATGGACGAAGACGGGTGACACGCTCACCGCCTTCGGCACCAAATGCGCGGCTGTGAGCACGGCCATGTTGAAGGTCGGCAAGGGCATGACCGCCGCACTGACCACGCCGCTGCTCGCGTTGGGCTCGGCAGCCATCAAGGCGTCCGTGGACTTCGAGAGTGCTTTCACGGGCGTCAGGAAAACTGTTGATGCCACCGAGCAGGAATACGAACGGCTGTCGGATGCCGTGAAGAAGATGAGCACCGAGGTCGCCACGTCCTCTGGCACCATCGCGGAGGTCATGGCGAATGCCGGGCAGCTCGGCATCCAGAGCGACTACCTCGTGGGATTCACGAAGACGATGATCGACCTCGGCAATTCCACCGACATCGCCGCCAATGAAGCCGCCACCGCCATCGCACAGTTCGCCAACGTGACGAACATGGCGCAGGCCGACATCGGGCGCTTCGGCGCTTCGTTGGTCGATTTGGGCAACAATTACGCCACGACGGAGAGCGCCATCATGCATATGGCGATGCGCCTTGCGGCGGCAGGCTCGCAGGTGGGCCTTTCGCAGGCGCAGATATTGGGTTTTGCCACGGCGCTGTCCTCGGTTGGCTTGGAAGCCGAGGCAGGCGGCACCGCGTTCAGCAAGGCCATGATCCAGATGCAGGTGGCTGTGGAAACGGGTAACGACAGCCTCGCCGACTTCGCCCGCGTATCCGGGCTGACCAAGCAGGCGTTCAAAGACCTGTGGAAGGCTGATTCAGCAGCCGCAATCCAGGCATTTATCATTGGATTATCACAGATGGACGAGCAGGGCGTGTCCTCCATTGCCACGCTCGAGGAAATGGGCCTGAAAGAAGTCCGGCTCAGGGACACCCTCATGCGCGCCACCAACGCAACGAAATTGTTTGCCTCCGCGCAGAAAACGGCCAACCGCGCGTGGTCTGAGAATACGGCACTCACGAACGAAGCCTCCAAGCGCTACGCCACAACGGAATCCCGGCTCAAGAACCTAAAGAATACCGCTGTGCTCGCGGCACAGCGCATCGGCGACGATTTGAATCCCACGGTGCATAAGCTCATTGACGGCGCGAACAATTTGCTTGAGAAATTCATGGCACTGGACGAACACCAGCGGCTTATGATTGTCAAATTTGCCGCCATCGCCGCCGCCGCTGGCCCGGCAATTCTAGCCTTTTCCAAGGTCGTGAAGATGGTCGGCATCATGTCCTCCGGCTTCGGAAAATTCGCCCTGTCGGTCGGCAAGGCAGGCGGCGGCTGGAAGGGCTTCCTTTCGGTACTCGGAAAATCCCCGGCTTTACGCCACCGGCGCAACCGAAGCGCGGAAGGCGCTCGAAGGCATGAACCAGACCGCCGACAAGTGGGCCAGCCATGCGGCGGAGAGCATTTATAACAATGAAGGCCTCGCATCCTTCGGACTCTCAAAAGATGACTTCAAAGGCGCCTTTGCGCTGAAAAGCGCGTCGGCCTGGAAGGACGGTCTGCTCAAAGTCTGGACGGACGGCAAAAATGAAACAGGTGAAATCGTCACCGAATGGACGGATTCCTTCAAGGCCCTGAACGTCGGCATGACCGAGAGCCTTCAAAAGCTCAAATCCGACGCAACCGCCACCGGGCATTCGGAGGTTGCCGACACCATCCAGAAGGACATCGACGCGCTGGCGGCGATGGACAGCGAAGTCGAAAAGCTACTGAAAAAGCGGCAGAACGGCTTACTCTCCAAGAAAGACAAACTGCGGCTCGACGAGCTGATCGACGCCCGCGAAGCCATTCAGATCAAGTATAACCTCGTGCCGGACGGCGAGAACGGCTATGCGAAAATCCTCCAGGGCATTGAAACCGAGAAGGCAAAAGCCCAGGCGCGCGGGGAAAAGCATGTGGACAATTCCGTCTATGAGCGCGGTCTGACCGCCGCCGTCCAGGGCTATTCCGCCGTGACCACCGCCATTGACGAGCGCTACGACGCCGAGTACAAGGTGATCCAGCTCATGACGGAGGGCAGCGACAAGACCGCCGCGCAAGCCGCGCTGGATGCACAGTACAACGCCGACCGCAAGGCCGCCGCGCAGGAATACGCGGATGTGCTCAAACAAATCGTGCTCCCGGTATGGGATGAGGAAGGAATCCAAAAGGCCGGTGCCGACATGGACAAGCTAATGCAACTTTTTCGTGAGTATTCCACCATCGGCGGGGACGGCTATCAAGACCCGGCGCTGCTCGAGCAGATGGATGCGCTTACGTCAAGCATGAACGAGGACGATCTCGTTTCCTACATCGGCCTTTTGCAGCAGGTACAATCGCTGCTGGACGGCGGCATGTCGGAAGCGGAAGTACAGGCCATGTTCCCGGAGTTCGATTTCACGCAAAACCTTGACGAGTTGGCGGCACTGGCTGATTTCGCTTCCCAACGCTCGGGGGAGCTTACGGGCCTCTCGAAAATCCTGAACGAGATGATCCCGGAGGAAATGCAGAAGCTCGCCGTCGATCTGGATTTGACGCTCGCGCAGCAGCGCTGGGCCGAGTTCACAGCCAATCCCGGCGTCATCACGACCGACGCGGTGATTGGCAATTATACGCAGGCAGAGGAAGCTGCCGTGCCGCAGCCCATCGTGGACGCGCTGGTACAATCGTACAAGGAAATCGAAAACGGCGCATCCACCGCGCAGCTCTCGCCCAGGGACGTGGTGGCGGAGGTCGCCTCCTATCTGGAAGGTGCGGGCGCGGACATCTCGGCGCTGAAACCCGATCAGGTGGAGGCCATCGTAAGCGCTTACGCCGAGGCCACCGGTTGCGACAAATCGGCGCTTTTGCAGGCGTTCACCGCAACCGTCACAGCTTACGACGATACCAAAGCCGTCAAGCCGACGCTGAATATCAAGGTTTCCATCACCGGCTACGACCTCGCTGCCTACAACGAGTTCGTGAAGAACCACCCAATAGAGGTCGAAGGCCGCGTCCGGCTGGGCGAGGTGTACCAGAATCCGCAGGATGTACTCGCCGCGCCGGGCGCGAAATTCTACATGAATGAGCAGGAAGTGCCGGTGGACGTGGTGCCCAAGGACAAGCTTACCGCCGACACCCTGTTCGTGCTCGCGGCGGACGGAACCATGCACGTCCTGATTACGCCCGTCGTGGAAGGCACGGCGGAATCCATGCAGGCGGCGAACGACCTGCTCAAGTCCACCGAGCACCAAGGCTCCATTGGGGCGAGATTGTTCGGCGACGACACCCTATCAGATCTCCAGCACCTGAACGAATACCTGACCGGCATCAACAATGAGATGCATTCCTGGCTGAATTTCGGCGGCTGGATGAATGGTTGGGACAGGAGCGCGGCAGCGGGTACGATCTCCAACTATCTCGACGCCACAGAGATCGGGAACATACAGGCTGTGGTCAACGAGGCCATTACCGCGCTGAACAATGGTGAAACGCTGTCCGAGGACGTGATTGCGAACCTGCAATCTATCTCGGAGCTGGTCAACCTCATGGATTCCATCGGCGTCGGCGAGAACATCCTCGCGGGCATCGCGGAGGGGATGACGCAGGCGGGCACCGATACCTCCGCTGAGACGGTCGCCGCCAATCTCGAAGCTGCGCTCAACGCCGCGCTGGGCATTGAGTCGCCGTCCACCCGCATGAAGCCGGTGGGAGAAAACGTCGCCGCTGGCGTCGGTGAGGGCATGGCGGGCTATGACCTGTCCTCCGATGCCGCGACGCTGGCGAATGGCGTGGCCGCCGCCGTTGGCGCTGCGCTGACCGGCAATACGCTGGCCGCCGTGGGCACCACTGCCGCTTCCGGGCTGGCCTCGGCCATGTCCTCGTACAGCATGGCGGCCACCGGCAGCACCGTGTCGGCGAATGTCAAGAGCGCCGTATCCGGCAGCTTGAATTACACGACGCTGCGCACCGTGGGCCTAAACGTCATGACGGGCCTGACCGCTGGTATTAACGCCGGACGGCTCGGCCTGATTGCCGCCATGCGCGCCGCCGCCCGCGCTGCGGTCAACGCCGTGAAAGCGGAACTCAAAATCGCCTCCCCGTCCGGCGTGTTCCGGGACGAGGTGGGCCGCATGGCGATGAAGGGCCTCGGCCAGGGCGCGCTGCTCGAGAGCAAGGCGCAGGCGAAGGTCATTCGCAACGCGGCTCGTTTTTTGTCTGGCGAAGCGCAGGTGGGCTTTGGCGGAAGCGCTTCGTTCGACAATCGCAAGACCTACAACCAAAATTCCACATCTACCATCAACGTGGAAAAGCTCTATGTGCGCGACGAGCAGGACATCCGCTCGCTCGCCATTGAGATTGCCTCGCTAACCAAGAGGCAGCAACGAGGAAGGGGGCTGAGGATGGCGTGATGACCCAAAGCCCGCCATCCTCAGTCGAGGGAATTAATGTGTGAAAACTTCCGCAAAGCTATTGACTATTCCCTTGGGGGATGGCTTATGATTCCTTTGAGGTGATTTTGATGCTGATAGCGGAAGTTTGCAGACTTACTGGATTGACCAAAAAGGCAGTGGAGTACTATGTAGAACAGGGCTTGGTATCCCCCAAGCCACAAGAAAATGGTTATCGGGATTTTCAAGATGGCGATGTGGAACAGCTAAAGAAGATACGTGTGCTTCGCATGTTGGGTTTGAGTCTCGATGAAATCAGAGCGGTGCTTTTGGATCAATCGCGAACAGCGCTGAAAAAGTTCGCCGTCCAAAGGATGCTGGGCTTGCGCCAAGATCAGGTGAAAAACGAAATGCTTGATCGGTTGAGCACAGGCGACAGTTATGAATCTGTCAACGCAGAGTTGGCGGCACTCGATCAGAACCATGCCATCTCTGAGCGGTTGCTAGACAAGTTCCCCGGGTATTACGGGCGATTTCTCTGCTTGCATTTCGCGCATTTCTTGAATGAGCCGATTCGGACGGATGAGCAGCAAACCGCGTTCCAGTGCGTCATAGATTTTCTGGACCAGATGCCGCCGTTGGATTTTCCAGATGATTTACTGATGTTTTTCGAGGAAAGCACGGAACAAATTGATGCCCAAGGAATTGAGAAGATGCTGGAGGGCGTGAGAGAATCCATACACGGCGTCGGGGCATTCGTTCACAAGAATAAAGACATTCTGGAGCAATATTCGCAATATCGGCAATCCGACGAATATAAAAGCTCGGCTGCATATAGAGTGAGCCATCTGCTGCGAGAGTTCTCCAAGGCAAGCGGCTATTACGATGTGTTCATTCCCGCGATGGTGAAGCTGAGCCCCTCCTACGCTGCGTATCGTGAACAAATGGAAGTGGCGAACGACGAACTGCTTTCGACACATCCCGAATTTGCGAGGCTAAGCGAATGTGAGTAAAGAAATCGATGTGAAAGCGCCGCTCGAATGGGTAGGCGCTTTTCATATGCGTTGGAGGTAACGCAAACGTGAAAGACTGGTTTTCCTGGAACGGCGTGAAATGCACGGATTACGGCATTCACATCACCACGCAGCCCAGCGTGATCCGCCCTCCCGAACGAGCGACGTTTACGAACGTCCCCGCCCGGAGTGGTTCCATCACGACGCTGGAAGCCGATGATGTGTACGACGATTTCATTCTCCCCGTGGAATGCGCGGTCAGGGATATGAGCCGGATTCATGAAATCGGCGCATGGCTCAAAGGTGCTGGAACGCTGAGTCTGGCCGCTCGTCCGGGCGGCTTTTTTTATGCCCGCGTCGCCAACCAGATTGAGTTTGCGAAGGTGCTGCGCAATCATGAGCACCGTATCTTCACGATCAATTTTCGCTGTCAGCCCTTCTGGTATGCCGAGGCTGTGCAGCCCATTACACTGACGGCTTCGGGCAGCACGATCACCAATCCGGGCAATGTCCTTTCCGAGCCGGTCATCATAGTGTACGGCTCCGGGGAGATCACGCTCATGGTGGGCTTGACCACTGTAGAGCTTGAAAGCGTCTCGGGCAGTATCACGCTCGACGGCCCGCTCATGGAGGCGTACTCTGGCACCACATCCATGAACGACAGCATGAGCGGCGATTTCCCGACGCTTGCGCCCGGCATAAACGCGATAAGCTGGAGCGGCAGTGTGACCAAGATCGAGGTGCGGCCCAACTGGAGATATTTGATTTGATGGCATGACTCCGTTTACAGGTGGACGCGAATCTGATACAATTGATTCGTATTTTCGGTGGGCATTATCATTGCAAAGGAGCATACGAAAATGGATTGGGTGCAAGTTCTAGTCAACGCCCTCTTTATATTCTTGCTTGGACTGTGGATTAAAAACTACCTCCCATCATATATGACTGAGAAAGGGAAAAATCTTGCAACCAAAGAAGATATACAGGAGATTACTCGGCGGACAGAGGAGGTCCAGAGAGAATTCAAGGAAGGATATGAGTTGTTCGTCTCGGACGTGAAGTTCAAATACGACTTCTACTACAAGCAGTATTCTGAACTATATTGTAAACTGTATGCGATCATAATCCAATCCGAGTATGTGAGGCGGTTTATTCTCCTTACGGGCGGAGAAAAGTACTCTTTTGATGAAATTCCTTTTATGGAGATATCTCCAACACACAGGACTACCACACAATTAAGGTTTGAAGAGGGAAATCCACTAACCGCAAAACAAAGTACCGAAGATATAGAAACACCAATTTCTCAATTCAACAAGAAGCAGTTATGCGATTATATTATTCTCAATGGCGAATACGCTACACAGAGGCTACTTAAACTAGCTGTTGGATATCGTTTCGCTCATAGTCATTATTCCGGAAATCCAGAGGTCAAAAATTCTTCTTGCGAGGATATCGCAAATGATGAAGAGATTAGACTGATACGAGAAATGGTTCTCTGCATTGTTTCGGAGTACAATTTCTTCAGGAGAGAACTCAAAATGGGTTACAACGAGACTGAATTGAAATATGGAATCCCCATATTGGATGCGGAATAAATATCGTCTACCGATTAATCCAAATCAGTGATTTCTCACAATCACCAACGTCCATCACCGATGGGCGTTTTTTCATGCTCAAAAGGAGGCAATCCCTTGATCTGCGTATACCCACCCGACTGTACTGACTTCTCGTCAAACGGCCTTGGCGCGCTCATGCCTTCCTCCTGCACCGTGACCGAAACGCTGAACGGCGAATGGGAATTGACGCTGGAGCACCCGCTCGATGCGCAGGGCAAATGGCGGCGGCTGATCGAGGGTAATATCCTCCGTGCACCGGTTCCCGCCGCTATGACGCCGCAGGTCAAGCTGATACCTCCAGGCTCAGGCAAGACGATCTATAAAGTGTCCACCAACCGAGATCCGCTGCGGTTACGCTCCGGTTCCGGCGCGAAGTACAAGGTGCTCGGCAAGTATAAGAAGGGTACCGAGGTCATCGTGCTAAGCACCGCCAACTCCTCTTGGTACGAGGTCACATGCCCAGACGGTAAACGCGGGTACATGGCCAGCCAGTACCTGACTTATGTGAGAACCGAGGCAACACAGGAGCAGGCATCCAAAACGGTGATCGAGCCCCGCCAGCTTCGCGATCAGCCGTTCCGCATCTACCGTGTGGTGCCGGAACTGACAAAGATCACGGTTTATGCCCGGCATGTGTTCTATGACCTGCTCGACAACATGATCAAGAGCTACGAGCCCGCCGCATCTACGGCGGGTTCTGTCGTAGCGCAAAACATCGCTTCAAAATGCCTGACCGAGCACGACTTCACATTCTACTCTGACCTGACCTCCACCGCAGACGAGGTGGAGTTTGAGAACGTCAACCCCGTGGACGCGATCCTCGGTGAGGACGGACTCGTCGAGAAGTACGGCGCGGAGCTTGCGCGCGACTGGTTCGACGTGTTCCTTGTCCAGCGCGTGGGAACCGATACCGACGTTCAGATCCGCGAGGGAAAAAACCTGCTTGGCATCTCCTATGACGTGGACACTACCGACGTGGTTACCCGGATCATGCCCACCGGAGAGACCAAGGACGGCAAGATGCTCTATCTGGACGAGCTGTTCCTGGACAGTCCCAACATCGGCAACTATCCGCACCCGAAATGGATTCATCTGGCGGTATCCGAAGCGAAGGTATCAAAAGACCTGACCACCGCTCAAGCAAAGGCGAAGATGCGGGCAGCCGCACAGGCTGAGTTCGACAAGGGCTGCGACCTGCCGACCGTGACGCTCAAGGTGGATTTCATCAACTGCGCGGAGACGGAGGAATACCGGCAGTATGCGGCGCTCCAGAACATCTTCTTGGGCGACGCCGTCCGGGTCATCACCCGGCGCATCGGTGTGGAAGTGTCCATGCGGCTGACGCAGTACACCTACGATTGCCTGACGCGCAAATACACCGCGATGACGCTGGGCACCGTGGCGGACACCATCGAGGGAAATACCATTTCTTCCCGACAATTCGCCTCCGGTATGATCACCGGCGCGAAGCTGGCCATCAACTCGGTGGGCGCGGGGCAGCTTAGGGACGGCTCGGTGGGCAGCCTGCAAATCGGTCTCGCGGCGATTCAAACCGCGCATATCGAAACGGCGGCGATCACCTCTGCACTGATCGCGAACGCGGCGATTAAAACCGCGCACATCGGCGAAGCACAGATCACCGCCGCACAGATCGAGGACGCTTCCATTACGGCGGCGAAGATCGCCAGTGCGACCATCACCGCCGCGCAGATCGCCAACGCCACGATCACCTCGGCCCAGATTGCGGACGCGTCCATTTCGGCGGCGAAAATCGCGCTGGCCACGATCACTTCCGCGCAGATTGCGGAAGCGGCGATTGGGTCCGCGAACATCGCAGACCTCGCGGTTACTACGGCCAAGATCGCGGACGCTGCCGTAAACTCTGCGAAGATTAAAAGCGCCAGCATCCAAACCGCCCACATTCAGGACGCCGCGATCACGAAAGCGAAGATTGCGCTGCTGGCGGTGGACAGCGCACAAATCGCAGATCTCGCCGTCGGCAACGCGAAGATCCGGGACGCGGCCATCAGTACCGCGAAGATCATGGATCTGGCCGTGACCAGCGCGAAGATCGCCAACGCCACCATCACAAACGCGAACATCGCGAACGCGACGATTGGCACGGCGCAGATCGCCCTGGGCGCAATCACGACGGCGCTCATTCAGGCGGGCGCGGTGGGTACCGCGCAGATCGCGGACGCCAGCATCACCGATGCCAAGATTGTGAACCTATCCGCGAACAGCATCACCACTGGGACGCTCTCTGTAGAACGCCTGATCATCGTCGGCGGCGATCAGTCCATTGTGTTTGCGATCAATTCCGCCAACGGTACGGCGCAGCTGTCTTCCACGACTATCGACGGCGGCAGCCTGACGCAGCGCAGCATCACGGCGGATCGCGTCGTGGCCGGAACCATTACCGCCAACGAAATCGCCGCCGCTACGATCATCGCCAACAACATCGCTTCCGGCGCGATCACCACCGACAAGCTCGCGGCGGAATCCGTCGATGCGAGTAAGATCAAGGCAGGTTCCATCACGACGGAGCATGTGGCTTCCAACTTCGGTGAGTCGCTGAACCTGTCCAGCAATCAGACCGTGCGCACGGTGGTCACGCAGAACGTGTCGGAAGCCATCGCGGAGATCTCCGTGGGCGGCGTCAACCTGATCGCGGACAGTGCGCGGCACACCATCGTCGGCGAGGATTATGACACCTGCTGGATCGTGGCGGATGAACTGACTCCAGGCGCAAGCTATACGTTCTCGGTCCGGGAAACGACGCTGGACGAAGGCAGCGCAGCAGGCATCTCCTGGGCGGTGGTCAATCAGGATGACGGTGCGACCGCGCAGAGCGGCACGCTCGATTTCACCTATGGGAAGCAGCGAGCGACCATAATTGTTCCTGAAACGGAAGGCAACTGGTCGTTCTGCGTCTATGCGGGGATTCGTGGTTCCACTTATGGTGTGACCGTGACGCTGGTGAAAGCCAAGCTGGAGGAGGGCAGTTTTGCCACCGACTGGTCGCCCGCGCCCGAAGACACAGACGCGCAGCTGAACAGCATTGCGGGCGATGTGGAAAGTCTCGACAGCGGCATGAACGCACGCGTCCAGACGCTAATTGACGCGATGGGCCTTTCAGAGCGGTTCGCCAGCGCGGGGGACTTCCTCGCGGCGCTGTCTGACATGGACATGATCCGCAGCCAACTGAGCCAGACGGATTCCGGGCTGACCCTATCCCTCAACCGGTTGGTGAACGCCGAGTCCGGGCTGACCAAGATCTTCACCTATTTTGATTTCGGCGAGGACGGCGGCACACCCTATCTGGACATGGGCACCAGCACTTCCAGCGTGAAGATGCGCCTGACCAATACCCGGCTGGCCTTCGTGCAGTCCGGTACGGAATTGGCCTATTTCAGCGACAACAAACTATACGTCACGCGCCTGGAGGCGGTGGAGCAGGTCTCCATCGGCACCTCCGCCAATGGTTATCTGGATATGGTCACCACGCCGTCCGGCGTCGGCTTCAAGTGGCGCGGGTAAGGAGGAATCATGCCGACTTTTTCAACAACAGCGACGCAGCTCAAGTACGCCAGCGGCAGCTCTTGGACCAGCGGTAAAGCCCGGCAGGGCGTCTATTCGACCACCCGATATGAGGGCGCGATCCGTTTCACCGGGCTTTCGGATATGGACTTCTCGAATGTCGCCGTCAGCCAGATTCAGATGAAGGTTACCTTCGCGGCGGCGGGCGGATCGAGCACCAAGTACCTCACGATGTACCAGGCCGAGCAGGACGCTATCTCCGGCAGCATCTCCGCCATGCGGGGAAGTTCCATCGGGGCCATCACGGTGTCGGATGCGTACAACCGCACGGCGACGCTCACCTTCAGCGAAACCACGAACAGCACTCTGTACGCGAAGCTTAAGAGTTATTTCACCTCCGGTCGCGAGACGCTGATCTTGTATGTGCCCACGACGCGCGGCACCTATTCCGGCGGATACTGCTACGATTACCTTGCTGTGACCGCCATGACGCTGACATTCACCTTCGAGTACCTCAAGAGCGATGGGGCACTGGTCTCGACCAACGTGAACGCCGGGAGCGCGGCGCAGATGAATATCACCGCTTACAACAGCGCTTATTCGCACCGGATCACCTGGGCGTTCGGAAGCAACGCCTATGTGCAGAGCGTAGCGGCAGGGGTTGCCAGCGCCAGTTATACGATCCCACTTTCATGGCTGAGCGCGATTCCCGCCGCCGTCAGCGGCGCGGCGACGGCTGTGCTTGAGACGCTGGACGCCGGAGGCGTTGTGCTGGGCAGCGTGAGTTTCCCGTTTACCATCACCGCGCCAACCAGCGTCGTGCCGTCCTTCACAGGCATTAGCGCCTTGCCGGTCAATACCAACTCCGTACTGTCCGGCTGGAACCTCTATGTGCAGGGCTACTCAAGGGCTGCGATGGTGATACAGGGCGCTGCGGGCGCGTATGGCTCGAGCATCGTTTCCTACTCCATCACGACCAGTCCGAATATTGGGAGCGCGGGTGCGGCATCACTGACCACTCAAACCCTATCGATATCGGGCGTGGTCACGGCCACGGCAAAGATCACGGATTCCCGTGGCCGAACCGCTACCAAAACAGCGACCTTTTCCGTGTACCCCTACGCTGCGCCCGCGTTCTCTTCTGTGGTGATGTACCGCTGCGATGCCAGCGGCAACCGCAGGGACACGGACGGGACATACGCCTATGTGAAGGCGTCTTTCGGTTGCTCCGCGTTGTCGGGCTCGAACGCGGTCACCGGGCAGCTCACGCTCGCGCAGGTCGGCGGCGGATACTCCACTTCGTCCGCGATCACCAGTGGCACAGCTTGTATTTTGGGTGGTAGCCTCGCCGTGGACGCGACCTTCAGCGTCACGATCACGCTGACCGACACGGTCGGCATGACTTCCAGCTATGTGGGGGAAATCAGTTCGGCCACCTACATCATGCACGTGAAAAAGGGCGGCAGGGCTGTGGGGTTCGGCATGGCGGCAGGTGCGGACGACACGGTTTCCTTCGGCTGGCCGGTAATCCTGTCGGTCCCGCTCGCCATCGCTCAAGGCGGCACCGGCGCGGCCTCGGCGACGGCGGCGCTGGCGGCGCTGGGCGCAGCAGCTGCAAGCCATACGCATACGCTCGCGGCACTCGGCGCGGCGGCGGCTTCCCATAGCCACGCGTTGGCTACGCTAACAGGGACTCTGGCGGTATCCCAAGGCGGAACCGGCTCTACTGGCGCAAAGGCAGCGCTCGTCAATCTGGGTATCTTCTATGCCGACACACTGCCCGCTTCCGGCACGGACGGGCAAATCTGTCTCGTGCCTGTGGGATAGGGGGTGATGGGATGGCTATGACGGCGACGATCTACACCTCGGAGTGCGTGTGGGGCGCATCCTCCTTCAACAGCACGACCGATCTCAAGGTTGGCAGAACGTCCAGCGACACGTATTACAGAGGCCGCATCAAGTTCGCGGCGATTCCCACAAACTGGGTCGTCCAGTCCATCACGCTCAAGCTCAGGCGCATCGACAGCTATGCCACGCACACGCTCAAATTTGGCGGTGCGGCATCTGGTGGTTTCAGTGCATTGCTCGCCTTTTCGTTCAACCAGTCGATCTCCAGTGGTACGGGCACGAAGTCGATCAACCTGACGCCCTACGCCTCGATCATCCAGGGCTTCGGCTCCACTTGGTACATCCACGTCCGGCACGGTTCCGGGAGCAACTCCTACTCGGAGTTCAACGGGGACGAGGACAGCACAAGCGTCAAGCCCCGGCTCGTAATCACTTATGTGCTCGGTACGGTCTGGTGCCATAACGGAGCACAATGGGTTGAATGCCTTGTGTATTATCACAACGGTACCGAATGGGTACAGTGCATTCCGTACTACAACAGCGGGGGTACATGGGTGCAGGTGTGAAGAAGCGATACTGCATCAAAAAAACGTTCAGCGCCGGGTGGCGCTATTATTTTGCCCTTCTGTGGCGGAAAGAGGTTTCTCATGGCAATGATCAAGGTTCCGATCTCCAAATTCGTCGCTTATCTCGAGTGGTGTCTGGCGCACAAATGCGGCTACATCATGGGCGCATATGGCCAAGATCCGAGGAAGTGGGCAAAGGACTCGTGGTGGTTCAGGCAGTACTCGGGCGACCAGCGGCGAAAGGCACTGTACTGGCGGGAGAACGCGCCGCTCGTCCACGACTGCAACGGTGGTGCGGAAGGATGCTATCAAGCCGAAACCGGCGTGAACATCAATGCTCGCGCGCGCAACAACTACGCTTCATGGTGCTCGCCCAAGGGGACCGGGAAAATTCCCGTTGCGCGCCGCGTACCGGGCGCGGCGGTTTTCATTCACAACGGCTCCTACGTGAGCCACGTCGGCTATCTCTGGAAGCCCATCGTGGCGGGCCAACCCTCGGGGGATTGGTGGGTGATCGAGTGGCGCGGCGTCATGTACGGCTGTGTCAAGACAAAACTGAGCGCGCGTGGCTGGAACCGGTGGGGCCTGATGTCCAAGTACTTCGACTACGCTGAGGCGGGCCAGGGCGAAACACTGGACTTCGAGTTTGGACATCGGGATTTGTCCAACGGCGACACCGGTACGGATGTAAAGGCGCTGCAGGAGGCGCTCATCTCACTGGGTTATTCCTGCGGAAAGTGGGGCGCTGACGGTGAGTTCGGCCCGGCGACGAAAAGCGCGGTCATTGCCTTTCAAACGGCGAACAATCTGGCCGCGGACGGCATCGTGGGCGAAAAGACCGCAAGCGCCATCAACGCATTCCTGCCCGAGAGTGGCGAGGAACCCGAATCTCCCAGCAATTCAGAGACAACCAAGGCGCACGTCAAGGTCACGGGTGGCTCGGTCTACCTGCGCACGCGCCCGAGCACGTCCGGTGCAATCGTAGCGGTCGTACACATCAACGACCTCTTGGAGCGCGCGGGCGACGCGGTGGGCGGCTGGTATCCCGTGATGCTCAACGGCGAGGTGTGCTACATCTCTGGCAAGTACGCGAAAGCCGTACCGACCGAGTAAGAATAAGGAGGAACAACCATGAAGGATACTTTCATTTCCTCGCTCGCCGCCATTGGCGCAGGCATCGCTTCGACGCTCTTGGGTGGGTGGGACAAAAGCCTTGAAATCCTACTCATCTTCATCATCTTGGACTACATTACCGGCGTTGCCGCAGCATTCAAGACCAAGACGCTCAAGTCTTCCGTTGGTTTCGAGGGCTTGATGAAGAAGGGCTCGATCTTCCTGATCGTGATCCTCGCAGCACAACTCGACCGGATCACGGGCAACATGGCGGGTGTGTTCCGCACCTCCACCGCGTTTTTCTTCATCGCAAACGATGGCCTCTCGATCGTGGAAAACGTCGGCGAGATGGGTGTGAAGCTGCCCAAGATCATCACCAACGCGCTGACCAAACTCAGGGACGAGCACGATAACGGAGATGACGGCAGCGGCGACAGTTCTGATAGTGAACCAATACCCTAATAATCACCAATTCAAGGTTGCATGGCCGTGGGTTATAAACTGTTTGCAGTCTTGATTTTGCTCTTTCTGCCGCAGGCTCCAGCCTGCGGCGTTTCTTTCAAAGCACCAAAAGTACACGAATCAATAGAATCCAGAAGTCAATGCGCAAAGCATCAACGCCATTCCGGCATCAGTGCCATTTCATGGAGGTGCGTATGACTTCATCCCAAAAGACCCGCCTGCTCGAAATGCGGCAGGCGGGTTTGAGTTTTGCTCAGATTTCCGCTGACCTCGGCATCTCGAAAAACACTCTCAAATCCTTTTGCCACCGAGTAGAGGCGAACAAAGACACCGCTTCGACAACTACCTGCGCCTGTTGTGGGAATCCCTTTGCTGTCAAGGGAAAACGCCGGTTTTGCTCGGACGGTTGCCGCTACGCCTGGAACTACTCCCACCGTATCCTAAGCGCCCGCAATGCGGTTGAGAAGGAATGCGCGTGCTGCGGCAGGCGCTTTTTCAGCTATGCGTCCAGCCACCGCAAATACTGCTCCCGCGCCTGCTATATTGCAGACCGCTACGGCAAGGAGAATTGTCATGACGGACATGCGATATAGGCAGAATCAGCGGTACCTGGCGGCCATCTCCGTGGCCAGCGATATGTTCGAGAGCGGCCTCATTGACGAAGCGGATTTCTCGGCACTTGAGACAAAGTTCGCCGCGAAATATCTGCCTCTCTTCCGCTACGAAAAGCCTTGTCTTTCCGCGACCCTTCCTATAAGACTGACAGTCGAAAGGAGGGGTTGATATTGGCCCGAATCATACGAAAACTGAACCCGGCGCTGCCACAGCCGCCGCGCCTTCTGAACGTCGCGGCCTATGCGCGGGTATCGCTGGAGAAGGATTCCATGCTGCATTCTCTATCTGCGCAGGTAAGCTATTACAGCGACCGCATCCAAAAGAACCTCGGCTGGCGGTACGCGGGTGTGTATGCGGACAAGGCGCTCACCGGCACCAAGGCTGAGCGCCCGGAATTCCAGCGGTTGCTGGCCGACTGCCGGGCCGGGAAGATCGACATGGTGATTACCAAGAGCATCAGCCGGTTTGCCCGCAATACGGTGACGCTGCTGGAAACGGTGCGCGAGTTGAAGGCGCTGGGCGTGGACGTCTACTTCGAAGAACAGAACATTCACTCACAGAGCTGCGATGGCGAGTTGATGCTTACCATCCTCGCTTCTTATGCGCAGGAAGAAAGCCGCTCGGTTTCAGAAAACTGCAAGTGGAAGATCCGCAAACAGTTCGAGCAGGGGAGGCCGGTGAGCACGCAACTACTGGGGTACCGTGTCAAGAACGGAACCTTCGAGATCATCCCGGAGGAGGCGCAAATCGTGTGCATGATCTTCGATGACTACCTTTCTGGGATGGGTAGAAATGCGATTCTCAAAAAGCTGCTGGCCTTGCAGGTTCTCACGAAGACAGGCGGCAACTGGACGGAGAGCTTAATTGGCGACATCCTGAAAAACGAGAAGTACGCAGGCGATCTCCTTCTTCAGAAATACTACCGGACCGATCATCTCACGAAACTGGACCGCAGGAATTACGGTGAAGTTCAGCGCTATTATGTGCGGGATCATCATGAGGCTATTATCGATCGACAGGCCTTCGACCGCGTTCAACAAATGTTCAAGGTGCGCGGTGAGCATTATCATCCTTATGAATACAAGCCAACGGATTATCCATTCAAGGGGAGAATCATTTGCGGGAACTGCGGCAAGGCGTACAATCGCAAAACGACGCGGGGCAGGGTTTCGTGGCAATGCTCCACATTCCTGCGTTTGGGCAAAGCGCATTGTCACGCCAAGCAGATTCCCGAGGATACCCTGATGGACATAACCGCTTCGGTGCTCGGCCTGTGCGAATTTGACAAGGTCGTATTCAAAGAGCGCATTCGGGAGATCCGCGTTCCGGCCTTCAATCATCTGGCCTACATTTTCGAAGATGGAACCGAAGAAATCCGCATGTGGCAGGATAAATCACGCCGTGACAGCTGGAATGAGGACATGCGAAGGCAGGCAGCCGAAAGAGCACGCAGGAGGTGGGCGAAATGAGCGAAGCAAGAGCATATGCGCCAAAGGTGACGGTGGTCCCCGCCACCCTGAATCGCTTTACAGCGATGCCGATCAGCACGGCAAGGAAGCGGCGCGTGGCGGCCTATGCCCGCGTATCCACTGACCAGGAGGAACAGCTCACCAGCTACGAGGCCCAGGTGGACTACTACACGCAATACATCCGCTCCAAGGTCGAGTGGGCATACGTGAAGGTGTACACCGACGAAGAGGTCTCTTATCCGGAACATTGTAGTCAAGGATTTAGTAATCGACGGGCAGCGAATCGTAGCATGTATCGATGGCTGTGTCTGCAATGTTGCATGATATCCATCCTCGCAAGCGGGTAACTTGATCCTACTCCAGCACCGTCTGACGAAACTCGTTGACCAGCAACCGGCAACATCACGTGTTGAGGAGACCGCTAATTAAAACGGCAATTCTGCTTTAGGAAGTAGGTTGCTTATATAATCCACTGTCAGGTCAGAATTCAGGAAGTCCTTAGCTCCTTTGGATACGACCGTTATTCTAGAATCTGTCTCCTCGGGTTTCGACAGGGCAAGTTTCATTTCTACATCCTTTGCTTCTTTATATGCGGGATTTACAATGAGGAGTTGCCGAAATTCTTCCGCTTCCAGCGATTGCTTCAGCAGATCGTTTATGTGCGCGTCGTTGAAACTGTATCCAATAACAACGATTACTTGCGCAGCTAAGGCATACCGCCTGAATTCATACAAGTAGAACAGATAAGGATCGACTGCTTGCATCTTGACGTTTGTTCCGAATACAATGTCCGGCTTAATGCCCTGCTGTTGTGATCGAATTAGTGTGTTATTATGGCGCTCCCAGTCAATTGAACCATGGAGCTTATATAGGTATACCGGAGCATCTGGCTCCTCGTCGCTTACATGGGTAAAGCGGGAACCATCCCAGGGCATACCATCTTCAAAGCCACATTCAAGCCCTTCCGTTATCTGCTTTTCTACGCAAAGATCGTAGTTAAGCGAAAAAATTCTCACTGCGTAGTTATACTCCTGCTGAAAACGGGAAAATCCCTTGTAGTATTCGGCGGATCGGTAATCTGACGTTGTAATCCACTTGGGAAGTTCGGCCTCAATTTTGTCGATTAGCTCCCTTATTTTTCGGAAATCTCTTCCGGCGTATTCAATAAGGTCGTTATTATAACCACTGATGAAAGGATATAGAATTGATTTCCGATGTTCTGCCAAAGCGTGAAGTGTCACTAACAGCGACTCGATATTAAAGTCTTGCAGTATCTTGTTTCGCTTATTTCCGTATTCTATGGTGTTCTTTACGAATTCATAGAGATCACGATAATTACCCCATTCCGAATTGTCGGAGAGCTTGCCTTCAATTTTACTTATCATGGTATTGGACATAGGGATTCCTGCATCATAGCTGCAACCCGCACCAATTAAAAATATAACCGATTTATCTCCTACGCTCATCCCACTGTCCCCCTATACAAACCAAGCTTTATCTATCGCACCAAGCCCGAGATTCATTTCAAGACCATATTGATCAAATCGTCCAATAAACCTAGCAATTAGCTCCGGATAGTAGATGGATACAGGGGTGTGCTTTGCATTGTACCCACGCCAGTTCGCTCCAGAAAGGTTGACAACATCCTGTAGATACTCTTTGATTTGCTCTTTGGTAAGGTTATTTATACCCATAAATTCAATATGGACAGGATTGGTGACCGCCTGAGGCGTAACTAGATTCTCTTTTCCCTGTTGTAGTCCTTCGAACCAAACCAAGAATTCCCGATTAGACAGTTCAATATAGCTACCGGACAGAGGGACTTTGCTGTTGTAATCTGAATAACCGAAAAAGCGGTTTTCAACATTTATCTTAACAAAAACAATCTCAATATCTGCATGCTCTTTCTGGTATTCCTTGACGCAGTCACGAATACAATTCATCTCATCCTTTTGAAGCTTAAAAGGTACATGGATTGCGCACTTTGTTATGCCGCTAGTAATCTGATCCTGCAAGGTTCGGGCCACATGTTTCTTTAGAGACTGCATGTACGAGTTTTTTGAATCGCTGGTGCTTAACACGTCGAGTCGCCGATAAATACCGCTGGAGTCAAAGCAAACCGAGTAAGCGTAATACCTGAGGATGTTTCCGTCAGCATCTTTTATGTGTGCACTTGATATCCCAAATATAATGCAGTTATCGTTCTGTGGAACTACCTTCCAAGGCACCCCGCCAAGTTTGACAAATAACTGTAAACCAATACCACTGATCGACCACTTAAGTCCATCTCGCTTTTGCGCCTGCTCAATTGTGACTGCCTGGATGGCAAGTCCCCTTTTTAAGAACATATTTTTAACAATATAATATGGTGAATAAGATTGCGAATCATCGAAATCTTTTTGTATACCCGCAAAAATCCCAACGATCTGCGATTCTGGGTATTCCTGAATTATTCTTTCCAGCTGATCGTCTATTGATGATAGACTCTTCCTGGTGTAGTCATCAACCTGAATAGATAAAATCCTTTCGTTTGAAAAATCTACATTAAACATTTTCTGCATCCCGGAGAATGTTCTGTATGTTTCCCCGCGCAGGGCCTTTACCAATTCTCTTGAAACATTAATCCTACTTTTGTGAAATATAAATATATAAAGCGGTTCTCCTTTGGGTTGAGCTAACGGGCGGTGTACAGACAGCCCGGTAAATTGATTCATATCTGTTTTACCGTCACCGAACACGTATGTCTTCTCTTTAAGAAGTGAGCAGTGTAAAGACCGAAACTCTCTAGAGATGTCTAGAATGCCCTCTGCGTGTTGTATAGGGAATAGACTCGGCAGGGTCTTTCCGATGAATTCATTTACTTTCTTGTACTTATCCGTGTAAAAGTTCTTATTCTTCAACCCGTCTGCAGTCAGAGATAGGCTGAGCTTTTTTGCTTCGATGGAAAATTTACCTTTCTCGCTGGCGATAAATCGAAAATCGACTAGAAACCCAAATTCGCCAGTGCTTTTTAGAAAGTAAGGATCGACATCTACGACCTGCGATCCATATTGTGTTCTCTGTACGATAAAGGAAATGCGGGGAGTAAAGCTTGTGCCCGTGAAGTAGTCTGAGGGCTGAAACACACTATCTGTTTTCGTAGAAAGTTGAATCGATAACCATTTTTGTGTAATCTTAACATTTTCAAACGAATTGCAGACGTACATAACACTATCGGAACGAGGAACGAATGATACATAGAATTCATCATAAGTATCTCTTTGCTCTTTAGATAACGGCATCCTATATAAATATTCGCCGCTTGACTTGTCCCCATTTGCTGCCCTTCGGTAAATCAAAAAAGAGAAATTGCTGTTCATCAGCGGTAAAAAGCTAAAATTAATCTGATTTTCCATTCTATCACCCCGTTTTCTTGATAACTCATCTTTACAACGCACATTGACAGCTTACATAGAATCTCAATTAGACCACGGCCAGCGGGTTAATAGGGGACGATGTATTCGGAACTTATAAAGCATAATTTTCTCACCGAGGATGCGAAGCAACTAGCTTTCCTTCTATATTATATGTCATGTTGAACACCATATCCGACAGCCACTTTTTGAACGATGGATTGTCCTGAAACTGCTTGAAAAGCTCCATGTTGTCCGACATAATGGAAAAGATCACCTGTTGCAACGCGCGCTCGCTCTCCATGCGCGCGTTTTGCTTGTCGGAGTTCTTCATGGCGTTTTGGTATTTCTCGTCTTTGGATACCATACCGGGGATGGCTAAGATCTGTCTGCGCACATTATCGGCATCGCTCCATTCAATGTTGCCGAACATGTCATTGAACGCAGACAAAATGGACGACAGCAGATCCATCTCTGGATCGTTCTTCATGCCGATCTTCCCGGCGGGAATAGGATCAACTTCGGCGTCCTCGTCCTCCAGTACAAGCGACATGGACTCTTGCGCCTCTAAACGATAGCTGTCTAAATCGATGGCTTCCAAGATACCCTGAGACAGGTCATCATCCTGCGGTGAGGGTAACTTGGGAATCAGCAGGTTCAAGAAGATGGAGAGCTTTTCCCAATCCGGATTGCCGTAAGGCAGTATTGCACCAAGGAAACCATACGTACGCACGAATGACTTGGCTGCACTTTTGAACTTGATCTGATCTTCCAGAGGCAATTCTTTGTATACCGCCGCGCAGGCGTCCAGAATCGGATCGAGCCGGTCACGCTCCGCGCCGTTCAGGTATAGGTCGACCAGGCTTTCTATGTGATCCTGCGAGTACACCTCATATTGCTCCATGACGGTGATTACGTCATAAAGCTTGTTTGGGTCGGTTTCCCCGGAAAGAATCGTTGTTCGGTAATACTGTGAGAACGAGTCAATAATTGCCTGCGGATGGTTGGCGAAATCCAGCACAAAGGTATCGTGTTTCTTAGGATGCGCGCGATTCAGGCGCGACAGTGTCTGCACGGCCTTAATGTCCGTGAGCATTTTATCGACGTACATCGTATGCAGCAGCGGTTCGTCATAGCCAGTCTGGAACATATCCGCCACAATCAGAAATCGATAAGGGTCTTTCTTAAACGTCTTTGGTATTGAGGCGTCCGGGAAGCCGTTCATACCTGCGGATGTCAGCGCTGGTTGGCCCTCACCCATGGCGCGCTCCCCAGAAAAGGCGATAATTGCTTTATACGGGCTGTGCCGTGCGGAGAGGGATTGATTCACCGCGTGGTAATACTCGATGCAGCGCGGGATGCTAGCCGTCACGACCATCGCCCGCGCCTGCCCGCCGATCTTGCCCTTAGCGATCACTTGCTCGTGAAAGTGCTCCACCATCATGTTTGCTTTCTGGCCGATGGTAAAGGAGTCGCTTTCGACGAACGCCCGCAGCTTCTTCTGGGACTTCTTCCTGTCGAACATCGGGTCGTCCTCGACCGTCTTCATCACGCGATAAAAGCTCTGGATGGGCGTATAATACTTCAGCACATCAAGGATGAACCCTTCTTGGATCGCCTGCTTCATCGTGTAGACGTGGAATGGTCTGTGTTTGACTTTGTCGCCTTCCTGATAGGGTTCGCCAAAGGTTTCCAGCGTCTTGTTCTTGGGCGTTGCCGTAAAGGCAAAGTAGCTGGCGTTCTTCAGCAGCTTTCGCCCTTCCATCATGGCGTTGATCATGTCCTCGTTGTCAATTTCATCAGCAGAAGCGAGACCGGACAGCGCCAGATTCATCTTGGCGGAGGTCCTGCCGCTCTGCCCGCTGTGCGCTTCATCGATGAGGATGGCGAAGTGGTTCCCCTTGTGATCCACGCCCAAATCGGGCAGGATGAAAGGGAACTTTTCGATGGTTGTGACGATAATTCGCTTGCCGTCGGCAATGGCTTTGCGCAGGTCTCCGGAATGCTCTGCCCACGCCACGGTGTTTCCCACCTGCATGAACTGCCGGATGGTATCCCGAATCTGTTTGTCGAGAATCACCCGGTCGGTCACCACGATGACAGAATCGATCAGCGGATGTCCGGCAGTGTCAAAAAGACCAATCAACTGATGCGCCAACCAAGCAATGGTATTGCTCTTGCCGCTGCCCGCGCTGTGCTGAATCAGATATTTCCGCCCTACTCCATATGCCTGCACATTGCGAAGCATTTCTTCAACGGCGTCCAGCTGATGATAGCGTGGCCAAATCTGGGTCACGGACTTCTTCTTGGTCTCCGGGTCTTCCTTTTCCACAACCTGCGCGTAGTTTTCAATGATGCGGTGCAGCTTTTCTTTTGTCAGGATGTCCTTCCATAGGTAGTCAGTCATGAGGCCGTCTGGGTTGGGCGGATTCCCCGCACCGTCGTGATAGCCCTTGTCAAACGGAAGAAACCAACTGGCTTTGCCGTCCAGACGGGTGCAGAATTTCACGCGGGTATCATCCAAGGCGAAATGCACCATGCAGCGCTTGAACTGAAACAGCAGTTCCTTCGGGTCGCGGTCGACCTGGTACTGGTATACCGCGTCGTCCACATTCTGCTTGGTGAGCTGGTTTTTTAGTTCAAAAGTGATGATGGGCAAGCCATTGATGAAAATGCACAGATCCAGTGCAAGGCGGGTCGAATCGCTCGAATACTGTAACTGGCGCGTGACGCTGAAAATGTTTCTGCCGTACAACATCTTCGCCCTGGCGTTGTGCTCGTTGGGTGTAAGGTAGAACAGGATCAAATTGGCGGGATAGGCCTTAATGCCGTTGCGCAGCACGTCAATGATTCCGCGCTTGGCGATTTCACCCTGCAGACGGTCGAGGAACTGCTTGTGCTTCAAGTCGCTCTTGAACACACCTAACATGTCCATCGCTTCCGGTTGGGTATCGGACAGGAAACGGAACAAACGCGTCTCATCGATGGCGCGGTCGCGGCTGTATTCAGTGTTTGTGCCCTGCTCATAGCCGTTGTGTTCCACCAGCCACTGAACGATCAGCGATTCAAGGCCGCTTTCCTTCGTGTTGGTAAACGCCATGCGTCATTCCTCCTGTTCTTCGGCTACAAGCGCTTCGTCCTCGTCTGGCTCGCCTTTATCGCTTGTTATCTCCTCGACCATCTCGAAGTCAGGGATTTCGATGCCACGCACGTCGATCTGGCCGGTGACGACGTCGGAGATCAGGCGGGTGCGACATTCATGCAAGCAATCAATCTGACGCTCAATTGTCGAAATGGTTTTCTGCAAATCCTCTCTTATTTGGACTGCTTGAGTAATGATCTTCTCCTGCTCCTCTGTGGAAGGCCAAGGAATGATTATCGTTCCAAAGTCATCTGTATACAGACGCCAGAAACCCTCAACCACGCCTCTCACGCGCACTCGAAGCTCTCTCCTACACCTTGAACTTTTCAAAACAAGCATACCATACTCTGGTAGAATTTTCTCTGTGTTTGGCATAAGTACCGTATAGTCTGGGCTAATAACGCCTTTTTGCGAAGCAAGAGCGAATACACCTAAGTGCGCCTTTAATCGGTTCAGAACTAGATCATTTCGATAGCAGACTTTTCCTCCTGCATATGATTCCGAAAGCATTCGACGCTCGTCTAACATGGAATCCGGAACAAGTCCATATTTTTGGCTCATCGAAAGGTGTTCTTCGCATCCATCAACTGAGCGTTCATCCCTTTCGGAAAAACAGTTTTTACATCGGATAGTTTTCCAATCTTTTGGAATTGCCCCAATCCATTCAATACCAGATTCAACCAACGTACGATGACCGATCCCGTGGAAACAAATATCCTGAAGCCTTCCCTCGGCATGTTCTTTGAGTAGTCCAATCTCTCTTTTCTTCGCAGCAATGAGCGTATTGATCTTCGACACCTGCCAATCCAGATATCGCACAATCTGGTCCTGCTCGGCGCGGGGCGGGACGGGAACCTTCATGTTGCGAATGTCTTTATAGCCGATTGATTGCCGAACTCCGCCGCCCATTCCATAAAATACTTTCCGCGTGTCATATGAATGGAGAAGGTACTGCAAATATGCGGGGTTTTCACCTGGCGCGAGGCAGGTATAAGCGGACGTAATGATGCCAGTTTCCTTTACTAACCCGGTTCGTAGGCTCGTATGATCATTCTGCAAATCAGTCAAACGTAAAATGATATTTCCTGCACGAATCACCTGGTAATTATCATAATTCGCTGGTACAAGTCCGGCGTCGATGTTTTTCTTGCGAATCACGTTGCCGTAGCTAAGGGACATTACAGTATAGATTTCACCGGTGGGCTTTTTTTCGCATTGTTCCTTCGCGGTTTGCGAGAGCAAAAGGCAATCCCAGCCATCTGGGATATGAGGTAGCCAAAATATACCAGTTGGCTTATATCCCTCGTATTTCATCCTTCAAACCCTCCAAGGATCTCCGCCATCATTCCGTCAGTTTCCCTCTCAAGCGCCCGCAAGTCTGCGATAATCTCCGCCATCGGTCGCAACTCCACCGGCTTGTAGAAATACTTGGTGAAGCTCAACTCGTAGCCAATCTGCGTTTTCTTCTCATCCACCCATGCATCCGGCGCGTAAGGGCGCACCTCTTTCTCCATGAAGGCATCAATGCCGCCCTCATAAGTAAAGGGGATGATCTCACTGTCGGTCTTGTCCTTGTCGGGTATGAGCTTTCCCTTTTTGTCGCGTTGGGGCCTGCCATGCTCGTCCAGCAGCGGTTGTAGTACCGCTACCTTCCAGTAGCCGAATTCCTCGTTCGGGAAGATACGGCTGACCTCGCTTTCTTCCATCTCCATAAAGATGCGTACGATATCGGCGCGAATCTCTGGCGTGATCTCGCAGTTCTTTTCGCCCATGTTCTTGCGCAAGGGTGATTTCATACCAGTGGCGTCGATCAGCTGAATCCTGCCTTTCCTCCGGTCCTCCTTGCGGTTGGAGAGCACCCAGATAAATGTGCCGATACCCGTGTTGTAGAACATCTTCTCCGGCAGGGCGATGATCGCCTCCACCAGATCACTTTCGATGAGATACCGCCGCGCGTTGCTCTCGCCTGAGCCTGCGTCGCCCGTGAACAGCGAGGAGCCGTTGTGCACCTCCGCGATGCGGCTGCCGAGGGCGGTATCCCTTTTCATCTTGGATACGTTGTTGAGCAGAAACAGAAGCTGCCCGTCGCTGGTACGCGGGATCATGGTCAGCTGCTCGCCGCTCTCCAGATAGGCGTTGAAGCGACTGTCGAGAATATCCTTCTTTCCGCCCATCTTTTCAGCATCCACCTTCCAGCTTTTGCCGTAGGGCGGATTGGACAGCATGAAATCGAACTGCCGGGTGGCGTTCTGGTCGATGGACAACGTAGAGCCAAAGCTGATGTGCTCCGCCTGGGCGCCATCACCTTTGAGCAGCATATCCGCCTTGGCAATGGCATAGGTTTCCGGGTTGATTTCCTGCCCGAACAAATGGATGGATACTTGTTTGCCTGCCTGCTCTGCCAGACTCATCAGTCTGTCCTGTGCAACCGTAAGCATTCCGCCCGTGCCGCAAGCCCCGTCATAGCACGAATAGGTCGCGTCCATCACCTGATCGGCAATCGGCATAAAAACAAGATCTGCCATCAGTTCTACAACGTCCCGGGGTGTCCAGTGCTCGCCGGCCTCCTCGTTGTTGGCTTCGTTGAATCGCAGCACCAGATCTTCAAAGATGGTACCCATCGCATGATTGTCAAGCGCGGGCAATCGTATCTCCGTTTTACTGTCATCCCGGTAGATGGGATTTGGGCTTAGGTTGATGGTGGGAGACACAAATTTTTCGATCACCGCGCCGAGGATATCCGCATCGACCATGGTATCGATCTGGTTGCGGAACTTAAACTTTTCCAATATCTCCTGTACATTGGGCGAAAATCCATCCAGATAGGCCTCGAAGTCCGTCTTGAGCTGCTGCTTTTTCGCGCGGCTGGTCAGGTCGCGCAGGCGGAAACGGGAACTATTGCAAAACGCCTGACCGGCAGCGTTACACAGTGCCGGCCATTGGTTGGAGATGCCCGCGGCATCCAGTGTTTTCTTCATGGCCTGCACCGCCTCGAAGGAACCCTCCAGAACGGCGTCCAGGCGGCGAATGACCGTCATGGGCAGAATGACATCGCGATACTTGCCGCGCACATATACGTCACGCAGACAATCGTCCGCAATACCCCAAATAAAGTTTGTGATTGTGTTTTGCATTTGGCTGTCCATGTTATTTTCCCCTCATCAGCTATTCTTTTGTATCAGATCTCATTCTCTTCCTGAGGAACCGCGTCGGCAATGTCATAAAGTCCGCATTTTAGCGCCTCGCAGATCCTCAAGAGGACATCCGTGGTAACATTTTCACCCTTACTGAGTTTTGCAAGAGAAGATGAACTGATCCCTGCCGCTTTACGCAGGGCAGTTTTATTCATACCCTTGTCAATCAATAATTTCCATAGCTTGTTATAACTCATCTTCATGATTCGCATGCTCCTCTTTGTTCCAAGATACCCCATAGAGCTCGTGACCGCCGTCAGACAGCTTTAATACACGATTCCTCCTAAGTATCTGCTGTGTATTAAGCGTATACGCATCCTGTTTGTCAAATGCAATAAAAATCTGCTTCTTACTTTGCTCATAGATTTTCATAATTCCATCTATGGCGACGTCACTGATATTTTTCAAAATCAGAGAGTCGTGCGCAATTGCGGGAAGCGACGTAGTAAACAGAACCGCAAGATCGTAAATAACCATGCCCTTATAGTTCGATCCTGTACCCGTATCGTCGGGCGTCTCAAATCGATAGCTGTTATATTCATTAAACTTCAGATGAGGTGCTTTTCGAGGTTCAGCAAAAAGGGAATCGTTGAACTCCTTCATCTTGTCATTCAATTCCTGCTCAATATCTGTAAGGATTTTTTCAGTGCCCCTTTTCAGCATATCATCCGCACGTTTTTTCGCATCCTTCAGCTCAATCAGGGTTAAGTATGCGTCATTTTGTGCCCTGAGTGAATCAATTCGACCTTTGATTTCAGCGTGCATGTCCAAAAAATCCTTGGACATGCTGCCCACAAAACCCATGTTGCCCAATTGATGCTGGATTTCTTGCACTTGCTCCTGCAAGGCCGTGATTTCCGCCTCAACATCCTTGCGCTCTGCAGCAAACTGGTCTCCAAGTATTTGAGCGAGCTTTTTATGATACCTTTCCACCTCATACAGCTTCCGAAGGTTTACGCCCGGAAAGAATTCTTGTAGGGATGAGAAGTCAGCTTCGGTAGGGTACAGGCCATATTCAAGGCTCATATCCAATAGTTTCAGCCGGCGTTGCTGCGATTGGATTTCCGTTTCCAGACGAAGTTTGTTTCCGTCAAGTTGCGCCTTAAGCCGGCATTTCTCAATGTCTGCGCCAGGATGGTCCTCCGCCTGCTCGGTAATCAGTGTCTCCAGTCGCTGCTCCAGGTCCTTTATCTGGGCAACATTTTCTTCATACTGCGCCGTTCCGCCAACAAGATCCGGAACGAAACGGTAACGCCTTGCTTCGCGGAAGGCATCCAGCTTTTTCTTGTGCTCATCCAGCGCCTGCTGATATGCTTCAATATCCTTGTACCGATCAAAGAGTTTAACCAGCACTTCGATAGAATCCTGCATATTTTGTCCCGGTATCCCTCGAAGTGGCCTACGCTCATCTGTATTGTCTTTGCCGTAGATCCTAAAAAAGCTGCCGAGCGTTTTTCTAAATGAAAGCCCAGGGAAATCAATTTGGTAGCTAGTTTTCAGCCAGTCGGTATACTGCTGTATTGTTAACACAGTGCCGGTAAGTTCGTACTTTTCCGTACACTCAAAGACTTTTTCAGCTTCACTGGTGCTGCGGGCAAAGTAGCGGGGCTTTCCGTTAAATGAGAACGCAAAGAAGATGGAATGATGTCCAATGTGCTTCACACCATCGCTGGATTGATAAGTATTGCCGCCAAACACAAAATCAATAGCAAGCATTGCGGAAGATTTTCCAATTGAATTCTCTCCGTCTTCCTTGCCAAGAACAACGTTCAATCCTTCTTTGAAATGAATGGGAGGACGAGTTTGCCCGTTCTCTTTAAATTCCGGAGAACTCATTTCGATAAGCACAAGAACACCTCGCCTTCATCGTTTATATCGGCCGCCTGAAGGGCATAAATGCAATCCATAACTGAAAGAAAGTCAGTTGCATCATTCAGATAAGGCCGTATTCTCTGGTATAATTCGCTCACCGGAAGCGGCCCATTTTTCACTTCGTGCAGCACCGCCGGTATCAGAGCCAAGGTGCTGTTTTTGTACGAATACAGCTTATTCGGGAATTGCATCAAATACCTCACAGCTTTGAATAAAGTATGAAACCACAATCTGACAATAAATCTCGGATTGGAGGCTGATATAATGAATTTTTGCTGCTATCTCATAAAAAATATCTACACTTGTTTTCTTTGACTTTTTCAGCCTCTTGTATATTGCGTGCATCTGATCCTGCATTTCATCATAATCAATCTCGCCTCGCTTATCCAGGCCAATCATAATTTCCCTGATGCGAATAAAGTATGTTGTCACATAGCTTTTTACAATCGTGTAGAGAACCATATTGTCATCAGGGCGTATCTTTTGACTGAGTTCCTTTGGATCAAGCTCAGCATCACGCAAATCCTTTTCTTTTAGTGCGGTTATTTTTCGTATGACACCAACGATCCCTTTTTCAAGAGGCATCTCATTAAGCAATTGCGTGCTGTGGTTATGGGCGGTCAGAACAGCCTTGATGCTTCGCAAATCTCGGCACATCAAATTATTATCATCAAGTAAATACGTTCCATAGCATCGTGGGCACATGGCAAGCAGATTGTCGAAATTGGCCGCTCTTTTTTTGTCGATCAACCCAACCTCATATGAACGGACGATTTTGCCGTCGCGCGCAAAGGTCAGTTTTTTCCCGCAACCAGGAAACGGACAGTGATCATTTGCTTCATTCAGAAGGTACTCACCGAATTTCATCTTCAGATCGATCGCGAGTTGCTGCTGTTTTTTCTGTTCAAGCTCATCCTGCGCAATCAGTCCTGCCGCGGCATGAATAATTTCCACCACCCATTTGGCCACTGCCTCGCCGACATTGTCCGCATCAAGCGTGGAGTCATAACCATGAAGGTCTTCAGCTAGAAGATGGCGCACGTTTTCAGGGCGTTCATTTATACGCTCTATGAGAACTTCCGGTGTAAGCCTATAAGCAATTGTCTGAGCAAACTTCTTCGGAAATTTCCGCTTTATATAACCGCGAATGGTTTCGTCATTTACCTGTTTGGAAGATGGGTCTCTTTTTGTACCCCATTCGGCCTCTGTCACGTCGGTAATCATCGCAATAAGATCACGAAAAAAAGAAGGGACGTCGGCGCCATCCGACAGGTGTTTCTTTAAAATCGCAAACAGCTGCTTGAATTCCACGACGTTCCTCGCCCCTCCCTGGATTTGTACCACAATGCACCACGCGGTACCAAACCACCCCCGTATCAGAAACGGGGTTTTATATAATATGATCGGCTCCGGACGGTAAATGATGTATGTATATTGTATCACTTGCGTGTCCAAAAGTCAAAAATAATGTTCGCAAAAAGGACTATTTTCTAAGCCAAACAGCACGCCTCCAACCGTGAAAAGAGTGTTCACAGGCACTCTTTTCGTACCCAGTACAGCCTGATCCTGCCGGGTCGCTCCCGGTCTGAAGTTCCCGATCAAGCTGGAAGACTCGCACCACGCTTGGGAAGGCGCAGGTGCAGCCGATGAGGGATCCTCCTTCATTTTGCGGCTGACCTTGTTAAGGTGCGCTCAAGATGCCTTGGATGGCTTCCTCAGATGCAGCAAAGCGTTGAGGGAGCTTCATTTTTGCCTCCTTCACGCTTTCAGAGCAACGCGACCTGAAAACGAAAGGAGCCGAACATGAGCCAATCCAGCAATCCCCGCAAGTCCTACCCCCATGTCCCGAAGCGGTCCTACGACCGTCAGCCGATGCATTACATCCGCGTCGGTGACGACGGCAGCTACACCACGATCACTCGCGCGGAATTCTTCAACCTGATGCGCGGCGTGGACGAGCCCATCAAGCAAACCTACATCGACGTTGATGGCGGATATGCCTACTTCTTTCCACCTTCCGCGCAGATGGCCGACTTCGCCATGGATTTGAAGCGCGAAAAAGATGCAGAAGACCAGCGCCGCGCTCGCAGCCGCCGGTGCGTGTACAAGGACACAGCAAAATGCGACGGTTGGCACACCCGAGACGAATACGGCTGCCTTGGCTGTGAGACCTGCTCGCGTGATCACATTCATCGTACCGTATCGCTCAATCAACCCGTTGGAGAGGATGGCACCGAAATGGGCGATCTGTTTGCCGCAGACACGGACATTGAGCATGACATGGAGGAAACTGCTGAACGCGACCTCCTCGCTGCTGCGCTGGGTTCACTATCCGAGGATGACCGCGCTTATATCCTGTGCCGCTTTCAAGAGAGCATGACGCTGCGTAAGTTGGCTGAAGAGCACGGCATCTCTGATTTTCGGTACGCCGGGAAGAAGGCCAACCGCATCATTGAGAAGCTGAAGGCCGAAATTCATCGACTTGATCCCAAATAACATTTTCTCCGCCTGTCCACATCTCACCCCCATCTGTCAGCAGGAAAGTGGGGGCAGCAAGCCCCGGGATGGAGGTGAGATGGATGGCGGAATACCGTGAACGCGATGCGGCCAGCCGCGATGAAGTTGCAGGTCTCCTGATGGCGATCAGCATTGTTTCAAAGCGGCTGGCACTCAATCTGGCGAAGCTGGAAAAACGAGGCGAAGGAGGGCATGACAATGAGCAAAATGGCAGAACTGGATGCTGCGGTTGCCGAACTGCGCAGGTGCGGCGAAGCCCTTATCACTGTGTCTGAAGCGCTGCGTGATCTGTTCGGCGGAAATGATGACCATCAGACGGATGAGCAGCCGCAACCAACCGCCAAGATGTTGACACTCGAAGATGTGCGTTCTGTTCTGGCGCGCAAGTCCGTGGAAGGGCACACCGCCGAGATACAGGCCCTGATCTGCAAATACGGCGCGGATAAACTGAGCCAGGTTGATCCGGTTCACTATGCCGACCTGCTGCGTGAAGCGGAGGTGCTCTGATGCCTCCTGCCAAACACGCGTTCCTGTCGGCGTCCTCCTCGCACCGCTGGCTGAACTGCAGCCCGTCCGCACGGTTGGAGCAGGAGTTCGCCGACCGGGAGACGGAAGCCGCCGCCGAGGGCACCGCTGCCCACGCCTTATGTGAGCACAAGCTCCGCAGGGCGCTCAAGCAGCAGTCCCGCAAGCCCATCTCCCAGTACGACTGCGATGAGATGGACGGTTATACCGATGGGTATGTGCAGTTCGTACTGGAAACCATCGCCGATGCCCGGCAAGTTTGCGCCGATCCCATCATCAACATCGAACAGCGGCTAGACTTCTCCTGCTATGTTCCCGACGGCTTCGGAACGGGCGACTGCGTCATCATCTCCGACAAAACGCTGCACATCATTGATTTCAAATACGGGCAGGGCGTGCTCGTCGGAGCGGACCATAACCCGCAGATGATGCTCTACGCGCTGGGAGCTCTCCGCGTCTACGACAGCCTGTATGACATCGACGAAGTGGCCATGACCATCTACCAGCCCCGGCGCGAGAACATCAGCACATGGACGATCCCTGTGTCCGAGCTCAAGGCGTGGGCGGAGGACGAATTGAAACCCAGAGCGGCCTTGGCCTATGAGGGGAAGGGCGACTATCACCCCGGTCCATGGTGCACCTTCTGCCGGGCGGCAGTCAAATGCCGCGCACGGGCCGAGGAAAAGCTGCGGCTGGCGCAGTATGAATTCGCACTCCCGTCTCTTCTCTCGGATGCGGAGATCGAGGAGATTCTGGACAAGCTCTCCGATCTCACCGGCTGGGCCAACGAGATTACGGAGTACGCACTGGACGCCGCCCTTAACCACGGAAAGCAGTGGAAGAACTGGAAGGTGGTCGAAGGCCGCTCCAATCGCAGGTACACCGACGACCAGGCCGTGATCGCCGCGTCCAATGCCGCCGGATACCACGACATTTTTAGAAAGACGCTGCTTCCGCTGACTGAAATGGAGAAGCTCATGGGCAAGCAGAACTTCCAAGCCATTCTGGGCGGGTTGGTCTGTAAGCCCGCAGGCAAACCCACGCTGGTGCCCATGTCGGACAAGCGTCCGTCCATTGCCGGCGCCAGCAACGATTTTCATGAAATACAGGAGGATATGTAATTATGGTCAAGCAAAACAACACCAAGGTGATCACCGGCCTCGTCCGACTTTCTTACGCCAACGTGTGGGAACCCAAATCCATCAACGGCGGAGATCCCAAGTACAGTTGTTCCGTCATCATTCCAAAAAGCGATACCGAAACGATTGCCGCCATCCATGCGGCCGTCGACTGCGCCATCAAGGAAGGCGTAGGAAAGTTCGGCGGGAAAATTCCTCCGAAGAGCGCGCTTAAGCTGCCGCTGCGCGACGGCGACACCGAACGTGATGACGAAAACTACAAGGGGTGCTACTTCGTCAACGCCAACAGCAAGACCGCGCCGCAGATTGTGGACAAGCATGTGCGCCCCATCCTTGACCGCAGCGAAGTTTATTCCGGCATATATGCCTATGTTTCCCTCAGCTTCTTTGCGTTCAACACGAACGGAAACAAGGGCGTCGCCTGCGGCCTGGGCAACATTCAGAAGGTACGCGACGGTGAACCTCTCGGCGGGCGTACCAACGCTTCCGATGAGTTTCGTTCCGTGGAGGAAGAAGACTTCCTGTCTTGACCGATGATGAAGAAGGGCGGCGGAGCAATCTGCCGCCCAATTCACGATTGAGGTGCGATGATGAAAACCCTTCATGTCGATCTCGAAACGTTCAGCAGCACGGGCATTGGCAAGACAGGTGTGTACCGCTACTGTGAAGCGGACGATTTTGAGGTGCTGCTGTTCGGCTATAGCGTTGACGCTGGTCCTGTTCAGGTGGTTGATCTGGCCAATGGGGAGCAACTGCCGATGGAGATTCGCTGCGCGTTGACCGATCCCTCCGTCACCAAGTGGGCCTTCAACGCAAGCTTTGAGCGCGTGTGCCTGTCCCGGTACCTGGGCATGCCGGCCGGAGAATACCTCGACCCGACGCAATGGCGCTGTTCCATGATTTGGTCCGCCTATCTGGGTCTGCCGCTTTCGCTGGCGGGCGTGGGTGCGGTGCTGAAACTGGAAAAACAGAAACTCGAAACCGGGAAAGAGTTCATCAAGTATTTTTGCCAGCCCTGTGCGCCCACAAAAACAAATGGCGGTCGCACGCGCAACCGCGCTGCTGACGCACCCGACAAGTGGGCGCTGTTCAAGTCCTACAACCTCCGCGACGTGGAAACTGAAATGGCGGTTCAGAATATGCTCGCCCGTTTCCCCGTGCCGGATTTCGTCTGGGACGAATATCATCTGGATCAGGAAATCAACGACCGGGGTATCAGGCTGGATATGACGCTGGTCAATAACGCCATTCGCATGGACGAGCTCTCCCGCGAAGAACTCACCTCCAAGATGCAGGCGCTGACCGCGCTGGAAAATCCCAATTCCGTTTCGCAGATGAAAGCCTGGCTGGCGGATAAAGGACTGGAGATGGAGTCCCTCGGCAAAAAGGAACTTGCGGCGGCGCGCAAGGATGCTCCGGACAATCTTGCCGATGTGCTGCTCCTGCGGCAGCAGCTGGCGAAGGCATCGGTCAAAAAGTATCAGGCGATGCGCAACTGCGTCTGCAGCGATGGCCGGGCGCGCGGCATGTTCATGTTTTACGGCGCAAATCGAACAGGCCGCTTCTCCGGCAGGCTGATCCAATTGCAGAATTTGCCCCAGAACCACATGGCCGATTTGGAACAGGCGCGGGCGCTTGTACGGAGCGGTAACTATGGTGCGCTGCATTCGCTCTACGATTCCGTTCCGGACGTGCTTTCCGAGCTCATTCGCACGGCGTTCGTTCCCTATGAAGGCGGAAAGCTTATTGTCTCCGATTTCTCGGCAATCGAAGCCCGCGTCATCGCGTGGTTGGCAGGGGAACAATGGCGGCTGGACGTGTTCAACAATGGCGGCGATATCTATTGCGCGTCCGCAAGCCAGATGTTCGGGGTTCCCGTAGAGAAGCACGGCGTCAACGGCCATCTCCGGCAGAAGGGGAAGATCGCGGAACTGGCGCTCGGCTATGGCGGTTCCGTGGGCGCACTGAAGGGAATGGGCGCATTGGAAATGGGGATTCACGAAGAGGAGCTTAAGCCGCTGGTGGACGCATGGCGCGCATCCAACCCCAATATCACAAGACTTTGGTGGGACGTGGACGCGGCCGTCAAGGAGACAGTGTCCGAAAGAGCCGCCGCGGATACACACGGCATCCGTTTCGTGTACGAAAGCGGATTCCTTTTTATTCAGTTGCCGTCGGGGAGGCGGCTTGCCTACGCAAAGCCCCGGATCGGCGAGAATAAGTTCGGCGGCGAATCGGTCACGTATGAAGGCGTAGGCGGCACGAGAAAGTGGGAGCGCCTTGAAAGCTATGGTCCCAAATTTGTGGAGAACATCGTGCAGGCCATCAGCCGGGACATTCTGTGTTATGCCATGAAGACGCTTCGATGCTGCAGCATCGTGGCGCATGTGCATGACGAAATCATCATCGAGGCCGATCCTCGGATGTCGCAGCAAGCGGTGTGCGAGCAGATGGGGCGCACGCCGCCCTGGGCAAAAGGGTTGGCTCTCCGCGCGGACGGCTATGAAACGCAATTCTACAAAAAGGATTAGCGGCCTGTCCACAAATCAACTCCTCCTGTCAGTAGGTAGGTAGAGGGCGCTGCCCTACTATCAGCGGCAGGGGGTTTTTATGTTCTACGTTAAGACGCGCATCAACAAAGAGACCGATTTGACGACGGATATCACTGAGGAAAACGTGTTTACCAGGTGCCCGGACTGCGGGGCTGAATTGCAGGTTGATCTTCCGGAATTGACTTCCGACAAGGCTTTTGACCTGTACGGCACCGGTATCTGCTGCCCGGCATGCAGCCGCAGGCGCTGGAAGGAGGCGCATCAAGGATGAAACAGCTGATTCCAATGGACAAGTACGGCGTTTTTGCCGATATGCGGGATACGCCGCGGGCAGACAGCCGCTTTGTAGCGGAGTTATTTGAGAAAGAGCACAAAAACGTCCTAAGGGACATTGATGCGATTCTGCGGCCCGATTCCGGGTACAGCGCCGAATTTGGTCGGCTCAATTTTGAGCCGATCTCCTATCCCGATACCTATGGCAGGAAACAGCGCTGTTACGCTCTGACGCGCGACGGTTTTGCCGCTCTCGCCATGGGATTTACCGGGAAGAAGGCCGCGCGTTTCAAAGAACTGTATATCCGCCGATTCAATGAAATGGAGCGATTTATTTCTGCGCTTGTCAGTGCGCGGGAGCAGTTTCCCAAGCTGACGCGGCATATCAAGCTCATTCATCCGGATGCCAAGCCGTATCACTATTCCAACGAATGTGACATGCTCAATCGTATTGTGCTGGGCGTGTCGGCAAAGCAGTTTCGAGAGGCGCACGGTTTGGAAAAGGGGACCAGCATCCGCCCCTATTTGCGGACAGACCAGATTGCCATGCTCGACCTTCTGCAAACGGTGGATATCGGCTTACTGATGGCCGTGCCCGATTTTCAGCAGCGAAAGCGCCAGCTGGAGTGGTACGCAATGGCGAGCGCGGACAGGTTCGAGGGATCCCGGGAACCCGTTCCCAGCTGCGCGCATGGCGGCGCGGAGGAATGAGATGTCGATCAGCAAGCGCAATCATGAAGGATACTGCGACCCGACGGTGTACGAGGCATTGACCAATATTGACCGGCAGGAGCGCGCTGCCGGTCGCGGACTGAACTTCCGGCCGATTGTTTTCATATGCTCGCCGTATGCCGGGGATGTCGAAGCAAATGTCGAAAACGCCCTTTTGTATTGCCGCATGGCCTATGAACGCGGCTTTCTCCCGCTGGCGCCGCATGTATACTTTACGCGCTTTCTGGACGACGGTGTCCTGGAAGAGCGTCAGGACGGTCTGTTCATGGGCTGCATCCTTATGACAAAGTGCGCGGAAGTATGGGTGTTTGGCACGACCTTCACCGAAGGCATGGAAAGAGAAATCCAGAACGCAAAACGTCGAAACCTGCCGATACGGTTCTTTACACGGGAAGGAACGGAGGTGCGCACATGAGCGGTTTTTCGCTCTATTATGCCGACTGCATTGGCGCCGAAACCAACTGCAGTTATCCGCATGAAGTGGTTGTCAGGGGGATCGATTCTCTCCGGGAGGCCGCACGGCATGACTATGTTTGCGTGTCATATCGCGGTGGGTACCGCTCAAAGGCCAACTTCATCCGTTCGGATTGTCTGGGCATGGACTGTGACAACGATCATTCGGAGCGGCCTGAGGATTGGATCACTCCGGAAATGATTCGCGAGAGCTTTCCGAATGTGCCGTTCGCCGTTCACTTCAGCAGGCACAACATGAAGCCTAAGCGCGGGAAAGTACCGCGCCCTAAGTTTCATGTGCTGTTCCTGATCGAAGAGGTGACCGACCATGCCGAGTACAGCAATCTGAAAAAGCGCATGAACGCCGTTCTTCCGTACTTTGACACAAGGGCACTGGATGCCGCCCGGTTCTTCTTCGGTACGGCGTCCCCGGATGTCGCTTTTTTCCCCGGCACGATCACGTTGGACGAGTGCTTGGATAGGTACTATCCTGATTCCACAGCGGACGCATTCTGGGATATGGGGACTCCGCCGAGCGGCGTTATTTCGGAGGGCAGCCGCAACAGCACCCTTTCGCGCTTTGCCGGGCGCATATTGAAGCGATTCGGGGACGGCGATGAAGCTCATGAAGCGTTCGTGCAGCGTGCCGCACAGTGCGATCCGCCGTTGGGCGACGAGGAACTCAAGACCATCTGGCGCAGCGCACAAGGTTTTTATAAGCGCATTTCACAGCAAGAGAACTATGTGCCTCCGGAGCAATGGAATGCGGAGCATCCGGGCAGCTTTACCTATGATCCGGATGACCGTACCGACGTCGGGCAGGCGCGATTGTTGGGCAGGTTTTTTAGCCAGGAACTGCGCTACTCTCCGGCGACCGATTACATCCGATACGACGGCGCCTGCTGGCAAGAGACCAAACCCGGTGCGCAGGCAGTTGCCCATAAGCTCACGGATCTGCAGCTTGCAGAAGCAGAGGGAGCCATTTCTGAGGCACTCAGGCAGATGACCGCCACCGGTGCACAGGGGCTTCTTGACGCCACCGGAAAAAGAAAGGCTGAAGGCTTGATGAACGATGCACAGCGCGGCGCTTATACGGCATTCCTGCGCGCGGAAGCCTACCGGGCATTCGTCCTCAAGCGCCGCGAATCCAAGAATGTGAGCGCGACGCTGCGGGAAGCCCGGCCTGTTCTCGAAATAGAGCCCGGCATACTGGACAAGGATTGGTTCCTGCTGTGCACGCCTGCCGCCACCTATGACCTGCGCATGGGATTGGACGGAGCACAGGAGCACAGCCCGGATAATTTCATCACCAAGATGACGGCGTATTCGCCCGGCAATCAAGGCGGTGAACTGTGGCGGGATGCGCTGAATACATTCTTCTGCGGCGAGCAGGCGCTGATCCAGTACGTTCAGCGCGTGGCAGGGATCGTGTGCGTTGGGCAGGTGTTCCTCGAAGCCATGATCATTGCATACGGTGATGGGCGGAACGGTAAATCAACCTTCTGGAACACGCTCTCCCGCGTCATGGGCAGTTACAGCGGCAATATTTCCGCGGATTCACTGACGGTGGGCTGCAAACGCAATGTGAAACCCGAAATGGCGGAAACCAAGGGAAAGCGGCTGCTGATTGCCGCCGAGCTCGAAGAGGGAACGCGGCTCAATACCAGTATTGTAAAGCAGCTGTGCTCCACCGACGCTGTGTTTGCCGAGAAAAAATACAAGGATCCGTTCAGCTTCACGCCCAGTCACACGCTGGTCCTGTATACAAACCATTTGCCCAGGGTGGGTGCAAAGGACACCGGCATCTGGAGGCGGCTGATCGTAATTCCGTTTAAGGCCAAGATTGAAGGCAAGAACGACATCAAGAACTACACCGAATATCTGTGCGAGAATGCCGGCGAAGCCGTTATGAAATGGATGATCGAGGGCGCTCAGCAGGCGATCGAATTGGGATTCCGGATCCCATTTCCCGAATGCGTGGCAGACGCCATTGAAGCCTATAAGGCGGAAAACGACTGGCTCGGGCACTTCCTGGATGAGTGCTGCGAAATCGGTGACGGGCTCACGGCGAAATCCGGTGAGTTGTATTCCGCCTATCGCGCATTCAGCACATCAAGCGGCGAGTATACCCGGAGCACAACGGACTTCTACACAGCGCTGGAAGCAGAAGGGTTTCTGCGCCTTCGTACGCGCGGCGGCAACTTCGTGAAGGGACTGAAAATCACTCCTGGGAATGAGCCCAAGGATGAGTTTTCGGATTTCCTGTCCTGAAACACATTTTAATAGGAAGTGTGAAGGTCGTGGAGGTCTTGTCATGAAAGTCGCTATAGAGAAAAATGAGAAAGCCCTATAGAGAGATTCCTGAACAGACCTCCACGACCTCCACACATTGGGGGGAATACGCAAATGCGAGAGAAAACCGTGGAAGAAAAACTGGTCCGCATGGTTCGGATGATGAACGGACTGGCCCCGAAGTTTGTCAGCCCCGGCATGGACGGCATGCCCGACCGATTGATTCTCTTGCCCGGCGGTATGATGGCATTTGCCGAACTCAAAGCCCCGGGTAACCCTCTCCGTCCGCTGCAGCTGCGACGGAAGCGGCAACTGGAGGTGTGCTGGATGAACTATGTGCCCCATGATTACCAGCGGTATGCCACGGACTTCATCCTGACGCATCCCGTGGCCGCCGTGCTCCTTGAGATGGGCCTTGGCAAGAGCGTGATCACGCTTTCCGCTATATGGGAGCTGTGCCTGAACCGCTTCGAGATCGGCCGGGTGCTGGTCATCGCGCCCTTACGCGTGGCGCGGGACACGTGGCCGGAGGAGCTCCGGAAGTGGGGTCATCTGAAGGGGCTAACCTGCAGCGTAGCCGTGGGAACGGCGGCGGAGCGCAGGGCTGCCCTTCGCGAGCCCGCGTTCATCCACATCATCAACCGGGAGAACGTGGAGTGGCTGATCGAGGAAAGCGGCCTGCCGTTTGACTACGACATGGTCGTAATCGACGAGCTTTCGTCCTTCAAGTCCTATCAGGCAAAAAGGTTCCGCAGCCTGATGAAGGTGCGCCCGATGGTCAAGCGGATCGTGGGGCTGACCGGCACGCCGTCCTCCAACGGCCTGATGGACCTTTGGGCGGAGTTCCGCGTGCTGGATATGGGCAAGCGCCTCGGGCGGTTCATCGGGCGGTACCGCTTGGACTACTTCCTGCCGGACAAGCGCAATGCCCAGCAGGTGTTTTCCTACAAGCCCAAGCCCGGCGCAGAAGCGGAAATCTACCGCAGGATCGCCGACATCTCCATCAGCATGAAGACCGCCGACTACCTGAAGATGCCGGCGTGCGTGATGAACGAGGTGCGCGTTTCCATGTCGGACGCGGAGGCCAAACTGTACGCGGCAATGAAGAATGATCTGGTCGTTACCCTCAAAGGCGAGGAGATCGACGCGGTCAACGCTGCCGCGCTCTCGGGGAAGCTTTTACAGATGGCGAACGGCGCGCTGTACGGCGAGGACGGACACGCGCTGCCCATTCACGACCGGAAGCTGGACGCGCTGGAAGACCTGATCGAGGCCGCGAACGGAAAGCCCGTGCTGGTGGCGTACTGGTTCAAGCACGACCTCGCCCGAATTGAGGAGCGGCTTCACAAGCAGCATATTCCTTTCTCCCGCTTGGACACACAGGATTCCATCGCCCGCTGGAACGCCGGGGAAATTCCCGTGGCGCTCATTCACCCCGCATCCGCCGGGCATGGGCTGAACCTGCAGGCCGGCGGCTCGACGCTCATCTGGTTCGGGCTGACGTGGAGCCTGGAACTGTATCAGCAGACCAACGCCCGGCTGTGGCGGCAGGGGCAGAAGGACACGGTGGTCGTCCAGCACATCGTTACCCGGAACACCATTGACGAGCAGGTCATGGCGGCGCTCCGCCGAAAAGACCAAACCCAGGCTGCGCTGATCGAGGCGGTCAAGGCCAATCTTCACGAGGGAGGAGAAGCGACATGAACATCGTTTGGCAGTATCTGGACAAGCGGTCCGCGGCGATCAGCGCGCTGAAGGACTATGGGAGCATGACCTACATCTTGGAGCATACCGGCGAGGACATCGCCCTTGTGCAGGATCGGATGACCGCGCCGCGCGCGTCCGTGCTGACCGGCATGCCGTCCGCGCACAACCCCACGGCGGGAGAGGCCCGGCTGG